GCTCTCATTTTTTGATTTTTTTTATGACCGATAGTTATTTTATTATCTTTATTTAACATTAATCCAAGGTTCCAGTTTTTACCTGCAGAACTACCAAATCGTGTTTTTTCTTTGTTTATTTTAAAAGGTGTAGCATTTTTAATTAAAATATTTTGTATTTGATTTGTGATATATTTATAATCAAATTTCTTCTTTGAAGAAATAAGTAAATCATCTGCATATCTGGTATATACAAAGAAGTTATCTTTTTCTTCATATAAGAGTTTTGAGATTTGATAGTCTATCGGAATCATTAAAATATTAGTAAGAGTAGGTGATAATGGTGTTCCTTGAGGTAATTTATTATTTAGTAAAGCATAATCGATTAGATTATTTAAAAAAGGTTCATATGTTTTATCTTTGAACATTGATCCAAAAGGATATATTTTTTTCAGTGTTGAAGTTATATATTCTTTATTATGGCTTGGAAAGAAATCTTTTAGATCTAATTTAAGGAACCATCTTGATCTATTATTTTGATGGACTTCCAAGGCTGTTTTTATGGATCTGTTTTTTACATAGGCATGTGCTGCATTATGTGTTGAAACATGTATTGTATTTTCAATAATGTTTTTAAATTGAGTTTGGTATATTTTTAAAGTTTCGTCTGGAGCATCTATTTGCCTGTATTTTCGAGGGTTAGTTTTTTTAGGTATTTTAAATGATATGTAGTGTTCAGGGATGTCTTTTATTTCTATTGGAGGCGTCTGTATAATAAAGTTTGGTTTATGTTTTTCCCAATAGTTATCTGCATATTTATCTTCAATATAAAATGTTTTTAAAGAGGTATTATTAGTAGGGATATAATCTATAGGGTTATTAAGTAATTTAATAAAATCATATTGATTTTGTTTAATTAATTCTTTTTGTAATGTTATGTACTGCATTTTTTTATCCTTTGTTATTAATTTTAAACTTTAATAAGTATTATACCTTTTAATTTGCGTGTGATTCCGATCCGGAGGTGACCAGGCAAACTGCTGTAGAGGGCTGGGTTGTTACTCCTGATGACCGGGTTTGGCTCTGATTTTCATGGTATTTAGCCAGATGTTGTTGACTTTCTGGTTGGGTATTTGGAATAAGGATTTCATGTTCATGTCCTGACCTGCTTGGCCTTTTCAGGGATGGTTCCTTATCTTCTTTTACTTTGTGATACTATTGTTATTAACTAATAGCGTTTTAATTATTATGAAAATAATTAAGACAATTACTTTAAAATTAATAAGCTTCAGTTATAAATAAATAAGGAAAACTTAGAATCATGCGTTTTAATTCTTTATTATTAATATAATTTGTAAAGTTTGCTATTCCAAGTGACGTTATTATCCTTACCGTAGGAGCTACTGACAATGTAAATCCACATGCAGATACAGGTGTATTTTTTTCTGCTTCTTCATGTGTGAAATTCATTGAGTTTAATAGATTTTTTCTTTCTTCAAATATTGACCAGTCAGCAGCGTAATGTTGTCCATCGGTTAATGTCATTCTAAAGTCAAATATAGCATTTATATTGTTGTTATACATATTGTTTTTAACTATATCTTTTCTTATATCTATATTATCAACACACATAAAGACATAACCGTTTAATATTTCATTTGTATATTTTGATTTAGTTTTAAGTGTTGTTTTTAATATTGGGTTTATGTCTGTTAAAATTTCTTTAAGCGCTACTGTTTTTTCCTGACCAATATGTTTTTCTGTGTACATTTGGTTTACTATATTATGACTTTCAACTTTATCGAAGTCCCATAAAGTTATTTTTTCTACTCCATGTCTTGCAAGGAGTTCGGCTACGGAACTTCCTATAGCTCCGCAGCCTATTACATGACACATTTTTGAAATCTTCGATGGGTCAAAGAATTCAAGTGATTTATTTAGATTCATTTTTACCTCCAAAATATTTTTCGTAAAGAATATCAATATCTAAATTATCGATATGATATTTATTAAAGAGATTTTTTTCTTTTTTAAATTTGTCTTGTTCAGGAGTAGGTTTTGGTATTGTATATGCTGAACGTCCTTTAGGAGATTTTTTTGTTGTTCTACATTTTTTCTCTATTTCTGCTTTAGCCCATTGATATATATCATGATTTTCGTTGATTATTTTTATTGTTATTTCATTATTACTAAATTTAATCTGTTGATTATAATCGTAGAGCAAAGTATATATTTCATGTTTTTTGTTTAATACCATGAAAATATAATAATCTCCATTTTTAATATTTGTTAGAAGTTCTTTTTGATATTGATCATCTACAGCTGAACTGTATACAGACATATTTACATGTGAATGGCCATGCATTCTAAGATTATCAAATTTATTAGGATCTTTATCAGTTATAAGATCTTGTATCCATTTACTATATGATTCTTCATTAGTTTCTGTACTGGTTGCAGAATTGATCTGAGGGAAAACTAAAATATCATATATTAGATATGTATTATTCTTTATATTTCGTTTAACTAGACCATGCCAACTAATTTCTGTTTCGCTTAATTCAGTAAGAGCAAACATTTTTGCCATGATATCTACCGGTATCAATATTGTTGGCTTTTTAATTTTTGTTTCATCAATAGGTTTTAATAGTTTTTTTATTTCTCCAAGATCTTCATACTCTGAAATTTTTAAAATAGTATTTTTTATTTCATTAAATAAAGTATTTTTTTCTTTAGATGATAGTCGTAATTTATTCATTTTTATCTATCCTTTCTAAAATATCGTATCCAGAATAAACATTATTTTCTTTATCTTTGAAAGTTGGTAAATTAGCACGTAGTTTAAGATTACTTTTAAATCTATCGAAAACATATCCATCTGTGAAGTTGAAATTTAATACAGCTGCTATTGTTTGTTCTATAGCTCCTATGTAATCTCTATTTTTTGCCCATTTAATTATTTCATTTACATGAGTACCCATACATAAAAATTCGGAAATATGTGGATGAGCAAAAAGTTCTTTAGATTTATAATTAAAATTACCTGTATGTAATTCTACAGGATATACTTCTAATGTTTCTGTATTAAATCTAATTTGACATTGTGTCCATAATTGATATTTTTCTTTTATAAAAACTTCATTTAATATTTTAGTTACTAGATCTTTTTTATCCATACGAGAAACGATAACATCTATACAATCTGTATCGTAATAAAGAATAGGGGCCTTTATTGTGAGTAATAATGTATTGTCATCGTATTTTTGTGTTTTTGTTATATATTGATGATTAGTTAAATAATCAATTATTTCATTGAAATCTTCGTTGGAATCTTTAAGTATTTCATATTCTTTATTATAATCTTTCAGTTTATTTATTGAATTTAAGATTTCATTCTGATAATTTAGGATACCTTTATTTAATGATTCTATTCGTCTTTTTATATTCTTTAAGCGATTTTCTTTATTATATAAAAATGTTGAAAGTATAATCTTTTTATAATATTGATTAAGAGTGTTAGTCAATTCTGAAGAGTGAATTTCTTCATTAAATTTAGTAAAATTATTAAAACTTAAATGTGTAAAACAGTTTTGAATTATTTTAATTATTTTTGGTTTGTTATCTGGAAATAACAAGCTGATTTTAATAGCCAATATTTTTGTTAATTTTGTAAAATTAAAATTGTTAGAATATATGATTAATTGGTTATTGTATTTAAATATTTTATCAATATCAGATGTTTTTTCTTTTATTGATTGTTCAATATTTTTTAGTTCTGTAATGCCTTCTGGACATTCTATATTATTTAATAATCTAGTATTATCTGGTTTACATATAAATATACCTAATTCATTTGTAAAATTAATTTTATGATGTTGTAATGTGTAATCAGTATAATCATATATTTTAAAAAAATTATGTCTTGCTTTAAGATCTGTATTATTTATTTTATTATATTCTTCAATAACGATCTGATTTAATGTCTCTATTAGTTCTTGAAGATTATAATCTGAATTAGGCATAAGGTGGTAGAAATTTGTAAGTAAAATGTTTGGTTTTTCTATGTCTGTTACAAATGAGTATTTTCGTAACAGGTCATTCATTTCACAAGATAAAATATTATTTTCGTAACATGTTATATTCATTTGTAACTCCTTAAAATGTGTATAGAGGATTGGTATAATCCTCTATACATCAAAAAAAAATGATTAATATACTCCTCCGTCTGCTTTAACTACAGCGATAAGGTAGCATTTTTCAGAAATGTTAAAATCTTTAAAAGTTTTATCAAAATCTCCACCTGTAAGAGATACTCCATCAAGATGGATAGCGCCTACTGAATAATCAATATGCTCATCTTCAAGTACTCTACGAATAGTTGTATTAGGGTCTACTACGATTTTAGATCTGTTTGTATTTGTTCCGATGGTTACTTCAATCATTTTATTTCTCCTTTCTTAATCAAGAATTTCTACAGAATCTGTATAGTCTTCAATAGAATTAGTAAGATCTGTAATTTCTCCGGTTACTTTTGACTCAAGTTTTGTGAGTTTGTCAATAATAGGAAGGTAAGCTTCAGTAACTGCTTCCGGAGTTGTTTCTGTTGATCTGTTTACCGGTGCAATAGTGATATAAGCATTTCCATCTGAGTTTTTTGAATCAAATACAACACCGTATTTGCTCATACTTCCTGAGCTACCCATTGAGATTCTGAAGATCTCTTCATTATCTTCATTAAAGAGAATACCTGCTTTTGGGTTAACTCTAAGTACTCTGTTAAGGTCTTCAGCTTTAACATCTGATACCAAGGTCAGAGAATTACCTACAATTTTGATTTTTGCCATAATTATAGCTCCTTTCGTTAAGAGAAAAAATTATTAACATATTAAATTACTGAATAGAGTCTGCTGTAATACTTGTTTAGAGAAATGGAGAACAAAAACAGAAGTTTTAATATTGAACAAACTCTATTCAGTTTTTTTTATTAATTTAGGGAATTCAGAAGGTCTTTCTTTTTCTTTATACATGTAATTTATATCTGGAAGTTTATTTAGATCTAGATTATGTTTTTTAAAATGTTTTATAGGTTTTGTATTTGGATCAGCTTTGATATCTGGAAATTTTTCTTTTAGAATATTAAAATATTCGTCTTTTTCTGATAATCCTTTTTTGATCCATAGTTCTATTACACTTATACCTACATTTAAATAATTTGCAATATCATATTTTGTAACATTATATTGGGAACATATCTGAAGTATACATTTCATCTGTTTCATAGTCTGGTATTTCTACTAATTTAGGTGTTATTTCATTTTCTTTAGGTTTATTTAATTGCCATTCTATTGGAGGTACGCCTATTTCAAATATACAACAATAACCTGTTAACGGGTTTGATCTAAATGGACAGCTTGATGTACAATTTTTATAATCATTTCCATAATGTTCACAAGTATCAATTATTAATGCAACAGCAGTTAAAATATTTTTTTGAAATATTTTTTCTTTTTCTAAAGGCGTTGTCATTTTATTCCTCTTTCTTTTATTATTTTTATACATATTTTTATTAATGCGATTAGAGATATCATTTTATAAGTACCTTAAGATTATCTATTTTATTATTAAATGGATTATTGTCTTTATGTAATACTGAAAAGTCATATTTAGGATCTATATCAAAGTATGTTATTGCTACACATTTATCGAGTTGCCTGGTAGTAAATTTACCATAAACTTTGACATTTATTCGTATATCTGGTCTATTTTCTCCTTTTCTTGTTTTACCTCTTGCGGGTGTAAGTATAGTTCCTGTAGGTGATTTTACTCTGCCATAATTTGAAACTTTGTATTTAGACATTCCAGGCATTTTACATGTTTTCCATGTTTCATCTTTTGAAGAAACATCTATATTTATTTTAGGGTCTTCAATTTCCCAAAGTGCTTTTAGTCTGGTTAGATCTGATTTTATTTCGGAGAGAACTATTGAATGGTTTAGTAGAAGCTGTGACATATCTTCTAATTTTTTAATTATTTCTTTTTCTTTAAACATTTTTTATCCTTTCCCACATTTGATTCATGATTAAAGTTATTTCTTTATACCATGTATTTGATTGTTCGCAATATGTATTTGCTATAGTATGTAGATCGTTATTTTCATACATACCATCACGCATCAAAAAACCAAAATACAAAATAGCTGCTTTAGGAGATTCAAAAGAGCGCCATTTATATCCTTCTCGTATTGAAAATAAATTATTTTTAGAGGGTGGTAAGTATCCGAGTCCTGATTCAAGACGCATTACTGCTATAGCATAAACAGCATTTACTTCATAATCTTTTTCAAGTTTTTTAAAGTATTTACCGTGATTTGCTATAGCAGTATCGTCAAGGAGGTAGTTAAGTTGTATAACAGAGAGATTCGTTGGAGTAAAAGGTTTATTAGTTTTATTTATTGGAGGGTGAGTTTTATTTATAAATGTATGAATCTCAGAAGTGTTATTTGACTCAACCTTGTTTGGCATTATTAATATCCCTATAAATATGACTAAAATAGCCAATATTATAATTGCTAATATCTTTTTCATTTGTTTTCACCTATTAATTTGTCACAATATGTTTGCAAACCGATGAATCTGAGAGTGCAGTTGCATTTTTTATTTTTGTGACATTCATAGTAAGGGTTATTAGGATTTATTTTACAATATTTACATTCAGTTGGATTTTTTGGCATTTTCATTTTTTTCACCTCATTCCACAAAATTCACCAAACCCAAAACCAAGAAGTGGAGATAAAGAAAGGTAGAGGCTCGGGAGGGGCGAAGGATCTTTTGTTAACTGTATTATTTTTTGTTTTTTATAATAAAAAAGATAGCGAATTTAAAAAAAGTGAAACGTCCCACCTCTTCTGATAGGGTGTAACGTTCCCCAAAGAAAGAGAGGGGAAGGAAGGCTGAGGTGAGAACCGAAGCCTGACTGACCCTATCGGAGGAGGGGTGGGTGGAGGCAAATGCGTAGCATTTGTCACAACGGAGTTGTGATAGAGCGACCAAAAAAAATCTACCACCGGACGGTGGTAGATTTTTAGGTCGCCTTTATGCGAATGTTACCTGCTCTTCAGCAGGTACGTAATTCGCGTTAAAGGAGATATTGGTGAAGACTCTACCATCTTCAGCTGTCCTTTCGAACTTATGAGCGATAATCTTAGTTCCGGACGTTTTATTGATTTCGTCTGGGTCGTAAGAATCTACTGACAGCTGAGATGTGAGCAGGTCGAGCTGGTATGAATTCGGATTACCTTCATCATCTACGAAGAAGGGGATGAAGAGCGGACGATATTCAGCGTTGTCAATCCATACTCCTGTAACGTCTTCTGTCTTTTCGTCTACTCTGTAGCGAAGACCTGTGAAGGTGATTTCGTTTTTTCCATAAGGCATAGCTCTAACGATTTCTTTTTTCTTGAGTTCATTAAGTTTCATTTTCTTTTCCTTTCTGCCTGCTTGAGCAGGACTTTCAAAATAAACTAAAAAATACACAAAAAATAAAAACAAAAAAAGGATTTTATCTAATCCTTTTGTTGTCGGCTATAGCAACTATATCGTCAATGTAGTTTGTTTTAGGGTTCCAAACGAAGTAAGATATAACTTTGTTTCCTTTCTTGACTTGCTTGTTATATCTTATGTAGCGATGTCCTTTTGTGGTGTAACCGTATTTTTTTCCGGAGGAAATTGAAAGAACTTTTTCAATATAGACTATCTTTTTTCCTTTTCTGTTGAGGATTTTCTTCTGGTTAGTTGTGAACTGGACGGAGCATTTTGGATAATTTGCTTTTGCGTAAGCAACAGCAAGTTTCTGAGATGTGATGAGTGACTTGTCGTAGATAAGGTCAACGTTCCAGTGGTCATACTCTTTAGTGTAAAAAAGTTCTTCCCCATCTTGGTATGCTCTTGTACATTCCCCTATGTTATATCCATAACGGGGATCCGTTATGGGTTTAACATAGGAACTATAATTTGTGGACTTAACGCCTTTGACCATCGCATGTGCGAGGTCAATGGTGTTAAGCCAACCAGCTGTGAGTGTAAGTCCTGTGAGTATCGTTATTATGATAATGTTTTTAAGTATCTTAGTCATTTTTTAACTCCTTTCAAATACATTTAAAAATCACAAAATATAAAAACAAGGAAGAAGAAGCTTACGCCTCTTCTTCTATTTCTTCTGTGTCGAAAAAGCTTGTATTTTCATCTCGAAAATCTGAATTTGGTGTATTGCACCATGTACAGAACTCTTCATGCAGATTAACAGGTCTGCCGCAGTGCGGGCATATCTTCCATTTTGCAAGACCATCTTCCAGATTAGATTCTACAAATTCTTTCAGCAAATCGTTTTCGTACAGATATCTGTAATATTTGAAGAACTGCTGGCATTCTTTCTCAGATGCAACTGCTTTTGTTGCTCTGAATTTTTCTGGGCGAGTTGAAATCTTGGAGATGTGCGCTCCAACAGCTTCAGCAAGTTCTTTTTTGTCTGGGCGAGGGAAGAATCCTTCGTTCATAGCCCATGTAACGTCTCTTACTAACGGTGCTGAGAACTCGTAATCAAGAGCCTTGCTCCAGATAATAGCGCATCTTCTGTATCTACTCATTACAGCATTGTCTTCAAAGAAGAAATGAGGGTATTCTTCTTCAAATGTAGATATTTCAATATGGTCTGTAACGTAAAGTATTTTAAGATCATTAACTTTTTCAGCCCACTGGTCTATGAACCAGCGAGTTTTTGCAGTTTCATCTCCCCCAACTATGATTATAACCTGGTTAGGCTGTTTGTTGAGTCTAATGAAATTTTTTTGTTTGTTAGAAACTTCTGTGAACTGGTTTGGATTCACGGTTTTGATGAAGTTCTTTATTGTGTATGCCTTGAAAGATGCAAGTTCAAAAGCTTTTTTGTAAGCTTCTTTCAGAAGGTCTTCGTTTGTGATAGAGCCAAAATGGTCAATTATTGTGTAGTTTCTGTTTTTCATTTTTCTTTCTCCTTTACAAATAAAACTAAAAATCACTAAATTTAAAAACAAGGAGGGCGAAGCCCTCCCGTCTTACTCACTTAAACTAAACAAAGAAGGTGAGTTATCTCACCCTCTTGTAACCTTTCTTCATGAGCGCCGCCCAGCATCTTCTTGCTCTCTCTATTGTGAACATCTCGCTGGCTACGATGTACTCCATGTTGTCATCACTGTAGAACTTTGTGATCCAGAAGGTCCTGGGATACTCCGGATCCACCGGTTCTTCCATGAATTCGTAGAAATATCTTCCTGGTGTGATACTGTTTTCTGTTCTCTTCGCTAATACAAACTTCATTTTGTAACTCCTTTCTCCTTGGGTGGAACGTTCCCTCGTGGGCGGTTGCTCTTGCACCGCCTAAAACTACTAAAAAAATCTAACCAGATCTATTGAATCTCTATCTATCTGGTCACCTTACTTGAGTCATACCTGGTCCAGCGTGATATTTCCACGTCAGGGCATAGCCTTCGGCTATGTCCGGTCCGGCTGCGTCCATCGGGTACTATCGGACCTTTGCCGGAGACGTATGGAAATATCAGTCAATAAACTTTTATAAAAAAATTTTTAACAGGATGAGGCATCACTGTGAAGCAAGATCTCGGAACGAGATCGCAGGTGAGCAGATGAGCCTCCCATTTTTTTGCTTGCAAAAAAATTCAAAATTTTTTTCATAAAAGGCTTATTGACCACGCATAACCTTCCAAGGAGACAGCTTGAAAAGCTGGAAACTTGGATTGGTTGATGCGTGCAGCTGGATCAGGTATGATACAATAAGGGGACCAGAGAGAGAGAGATAAGGCAAAATCACATCGCTAAAGCGATGTGATTTTAGTAAAAGCACAGAAAGTTTAAAATGGCGGCTCCCGGAGGGAGCATAGAATCGCCATTTTAAATTTCGTCTTGCTTTACGTGCCGATAGAACTGCCGGTGAGAGGCGTTAAAAGATGGCGGCCTTCGTAAGAAGGCATAGAATCGCCATCTTTCCTTTTTAACGCCTCAACTAGGCGTACCCTAACTTGTTAGGGTGCGGTGGTCACCGTCTGCGTGGTCATTCCCCATGAAAAAGCATAGTATGCTTTTGAATGGTAGGAATGACAGCAGAATATTCCCCAAAACTTGTTTTGGTGGAATATGCAGGTTCTTATGATGTAAGGTAATTTTTCAGTGAACAGTCCAGTGGACTGTTTGCTGTAAAATTACCGTAGACTACATAGGGCAATTAGGCCCATATCTTGGGCAACTACCTACACCATGTGGGGAGGCCTCGAAGAGGCATAGAATCTCCCCACTCTGCCTTGACACCACGTGTCAAGGTAGAAAATCAAGGGTAGTTGCACGAGATATTCTGATTGAACACCCTCGATGGGTGTGAAATCAGATCGGGCTAATTGCCCGGAATCTCCGAATGAGCCTATTTTGCACTCTGTTTACAGAGGGCAAAATAGACCTCATTCCAGAGGTATGTAATTATATTTACGAAGTAAATATAATTGAATACCTCTGCTCTACACCAATAAAGTCTGGAGGGCCACTGTAAGAACACTTTCCATTTTAATAAGAATTTTTACCCATTTTAGGTAAATAAATACCAGTATCTGGTATATTAATATGTATAATATAATATTATGTTAACTATATATAAAATATAACTATAAATATAATGGTAAATACTGGTATATATTTGCCCAAAATAGGTAAAAATTCCACTGCAAAATTTATAAATGGAATTCTCGGCTTTGAGCAGGGCGAAAAGTAAGAGAATGGAATTTATAAATTGGAAGAAAGTGTTCGGGGATATTAGCAACCGTTCTCAAAGAGTGTTACGTAGTCCTACAAAATTAATATAATAAAACATAGGGGGTTGGGTTTAAAATTTCATATATTCTCCTATATACCTATATACTATATATAATTTCCTTTCTTTGCTGTTGTTGTTTTTTTGTCTTTTAGTAATTCCCTTCTAAGTTTTTAATTTTTTTATTTTTACTTGAGTTATTTCCAATATTTTGTATAATCTCCTCGAAAGGAGTTCTATATGATACTACATTTAGAAGATATGAAAGATGGGAAATGTTCTCTTCGTATTGAGAACAACGATGAGAAATATGTTGATGAAGACATCATCAACAGACTCATTAGCGTTATTATAGGAGCTTATGAAGCCCGTGTAAAATATGTTAATGAGAAAGCTCCTGAAGATAAAAAAGAAAATTATCTTAATCAACTACATGATGAGATGACATATCTTTTTACAGGGGCTGTAAGTAAAGTATTTCCCGGAGAATCTAAATTTACATTTACTGATGCTGCAGTATTTATGGCTCAAGACCAGCTTATGGATGAGGCTCTTGACACAGGAGTACCTATAGAAAAGCTGATTGAGAAATATAATATAAAAGCAGAGAAATATGTAAAAGAGCAAAAGGAAAAGGCTAAAGCTGTAAAATGGAGTTAGATAGATGTCCTAGATGCGGATCTGCGTGGAAAACTGCTGTCTCTATTTCGGGTGGCCCTTCTGAATTTTGGAAAGAGTGTTCTAATGCCTCCTGTAACACTTATTTTAATAGTTACGTTCCTCAGGCCCATCAATATGCTTTTCACAAGGATCCGCATACTTTTGTAGGTAATTTTGGAGGATTTGGGTCTGGAAAAACTCTTACATCAAGGGAAGAGATATATAAACATATTTTTTTAACTCCGCATGGAAATACTTTGATAGGAGCGAATGTTGCTTCTCAGTATGAACAGACTATTAAACGTGAAATAGATGAAGATTTTCCTGCGGCTTTTATAAAACATATAAACGCACAAAAAGCGTATTATGATCTGATTAATGGGCATAGAATTATGTTTCGGCCTTATGACGATCCTAATAAGCTTAGATCATATAACCTTACTCAGTTTCTTATAGTTGAAGCCTCCGAAGTAAAACGTGAAAGTTTTACGCAACTTAAGACTCGTTTACGTAATTTGGCAGCTACTGTACCTGAAAGAGATGAAAATGGAGAAATAAGGTATAAAGTAGCTGCCAACGGCGTAAAGATTCCTATTATTAAAAATAACTGGCAAAAAGGGATAATTGAGTCAAACCCTTCAGCAGGATGGGTCAGAGACGATGTTTTGTTAGTTAGTTCAGAAATAAATAAACATGGTGAAGTACTTGATGAATACGATGTTGATGAAAAGGTTGCAGATCCTGCAATAAGTACACATGTTACTTCAACAAGTGCTAATGAATTTCTTCCTGAAAATTTTATTGAAAATAATGTAAAAAATAAGCCTTTATGGTGGGTCAATAGATATATTTACGGTTCGTTTTTATATGCTGAAGGTCTTGTATATCCTAAGGCAAGTCAATGTGTTGTAGATGATTTTGAGATACCTTCGGATTGGAAACATATATTAGCTTACGATTATGGGCTTGTTGACCCTTCAGTTTTTGTTTTAGGGGCTGTTGATGAGAAAAACGGATACCTTGTTATTTATGATGAAGTAAGAGTCACTGAAAATAATATAGAAGAGCTTGCTAAAGTATTTTTTAAGTTCACTAAACATATTCCTGTAGGTGGCTGGATCACTTCGCCTATTATAGACCCGAAATCCGGGGCTAAAAGGGATTATGAAAAGAAGGCTCTTGCAGATCATTTTCTTGATTACGGTATTGCTTTTAAGCCGGGGTATGTAAATGTGGATGCCAGAGTTTTCAGATTAAATACTTATTTTGAAACTGGACGTATAAAGATAATGAAGAAATGTTCGGAGCTTATACGGGAGTTATCTAATTATAAGTTTCAGGCAGATGAAACTTTAACTACAGGTTTTACCGGAAAACCTGTTGATAAAGATAATCATGGTATAAACGCTCTTGAATGGATCACGATGGAGTTACCGGCAGACCCTGCTAATTTAACACATGGTATTTTTGATAAACAGGGTAGAGATATTACTAAGGATATAGAGAAAATCAAGCAGGATGCTTATTGGGCTTTATCTGATGATGAAGACGATGTAGTAATGGATTACACACCTTTTGATATTGATTATTAAAGGAGGATATTATGGACGGTATATTTTTGGTATTTATTTGTTTTATAACTGTATTAATTTGCGCTATGTTTATTTATGTGGTTAGAAAAATAGATAAAGGGGTTGTTATAACTATTCAGGAAAAAGCTAGAGAGTATAAACCTGTAGAAGATCCTTTTGATGAATTTGGTGATATAAAAGATAAGAAAAATCAACAGGTTTCTATGAATGATGTTTTTAAAGAATTTCATGATTTTATGACGGGGGATGAGGATAATGGAAAGTAAAAAAGAGATAATATTTGATGAAAAGAAATGTCTTAGAAAATTAAAGGAACTATATGATCTTGGAAAACAATATTACAGTAGAGAACATCGTAAGATGAAAATGCTGGATAGTACTGATAGTGGTGATCTTTGGAAGGCTGTCAGAGCTAAATTTCCACCATATCAGGTTCTTCCTGATACTAATTTCGTGAGTTATGTTAAGAATAATATTCTTGCCAGTATTTATACTGTTACTAAATCTGCTGAGATCGTTCCCACATCAGAAGAAGATACTGCTATTTGTACTCAGTTAAATGTTGCTATTGAACATGAGTGGGATAAACATATCGTAGGATATAAGCAGTTTGAAGCAGGAGAACGTGCTGCACTTTTGAATATGGGGCTGACTCAGGTACTTTGGGATAGTAAGACAGATGATCTTAAATTCAAAAATATAGATCCTATCAGATTTATGCGTGACCCGTTTGCTGATACTTTAGATGATGCCGGATGGTGTGTTACATATAATAATTATCATAAGAGTGTTTTTCTTGATGATCCAAGATATAAAGAGAAATTTAAAACAGAAGTCCTTGATAAACAGATAGGGCCTTCTGCAGAGATGACACCTGAGTATAAATCAAGACCGAATGTAGGATCTTCTCAGGATCATTATAATTTATTTATTTGGTGGATCAAAAATAAAACTGGTGGCATAGATGAGATTCATACTATGGATAATGTAGTACTTCTGTATAGGAAAGAGAATATTAAACCTAATATGTTTCCTTTTGCAGATCTTTATTGTAATCTCCCTGGGCCTAAGCTTATAGGAATTAGTGAACCTGCTAAAATATTTGCCAATAATCTTGTCTATAATTTGATGCAGAGTATTGCTTTTACATCAGAATATAAAAATCAAAGTCCTCCTAAATTTGTTTCTACACAGTCAGGGCTTAATATAAATGCTTTTAGTAAACATGGTGATGAAGCTAACAGGACTTTTATTGTTAATAATGATGCATCTAGGGCAGTGCATTATCATCAGTTTCCTGAGGTATCTAATGCTTTACCTACAATGCTTAATAATCTGCAGAATGGCATACATGATGCTTCAGGTATAGATCAGAAATATACTGGCAGAGATACTGGATCTATTATTACTACTGGTGGTACTCAGGAAATGTTGAATAGGGTTACATTGATAGATACGCCTAAAGTAATGTGTTATGAGCAATATGTAAGAAAATTAACTGAACTTGTATTAAGGTTGCTTCTTACTTATGCTCCAAAACGTAAGTATCTTGTAAAAGATCCAAAAAGTACATCTGATAATGCTAAATGGGTAACTGCTGAAATTGATTTTCCAGAAATAGATGAAGATACAGTTTTTGATTATGTTGTTCAGATATCTTCAGAACTTCCGAAGAATAAGCAGCGTGTTCAGGCTTGGGCTGATACTATGATGGAAAAACAGATGCAGTATCAGAAAGAAGGAAATCAGGTTGAGATAATTACGCCTGAAGAATGGATAAGATGTCAGGATAATCCATATAAAGAACAGATACTTGAACGTATGGGTGTTGATAGAAGTCTTAATGCTTGGATAGAAGCAAATACTGTAATAGGTGAATATGCAGATATGATCGAACAAGGTTTGGAACCTGACGAAGCTATGACTTTATCGGCCCAAGGTTTGGAGCAGATGAGGCAAGGTCAGGCCACACCGTTTGAAGTATCTCAGGCACAGACAGAAAATACTAACGCTTCGCAAGGAATTATGCCTGAAGAAGGTATGCCGTTGACTTAATATATGGGTATATCTGACAATTTTTCTAAAAAATATTGTATTATGTCAATTATTTGATACTTTTAAATTGTAAAATATTAGGTTCCTCAGCCTTTAATGAGAGTTATTACCCTTAGTTAATTAACCCCAGATTAACATTGAAAGGAGAAATATATGGGAGATGAACGCCAGACAGATGCTGAAATTATGGCTGAACTCGAAGATTTATTTGGAAGTTTTTCAGATAATGAAGAAGAAGCAAATAATGGCGATGAGAATACAGATAATGACAGCGGTTCTGAGGAAGATCAAGAAGATACAGGAAATCCTGAGGATGGAGAGACTGGTTCTGAAGAAGATGTGAATGATGGTGATGGCAAAGATGCCAAATCAAACATTCAGTCGAAACGTCAAGCTGAAATATTTTATAATATGAGGCAAGAGCAGAAAGCTCATAAAGACTTTATTCAGACTCTTGGAAAAGCTTTAGGTATTGATTCTAAAGCTGATGAAAAAACAATCATGTCAACGATACAGGATATGATTATCCAAAAAGAAGCAAAGGATAACAATATACCTGTGGAGTTGCTTGAAAAGATTAACAGACTTGAAAATGCTCTACAAGCTACTGAATCTGAGAAATATGAAAATCAGATTCAAGAAGATCTGGCTGCGCTTGGTGAAAAATTTGATCTTGATCAAAGTGCTATGGAAGAATTTTTATTTGCTTTAGCTGATAATGGTAAAAATCCTTTGGAAGTAAAAGGAATTGATTTAGAAGCAGAGTATTTAAAAATGCATTATGAAGATCTGATTAATAAAGCCAAAGATGATGCAATCAAATCTGAAGAGCAACGTAAAAAGAAAATTAAGGATAGCGGATCATCTGGTACTCCAAGTAAAAAAGGTAGTAAATCTGGAGATGATGAAAAACGGGAAATAAAAACTGTAAAAGATCTGGATGCATTTTTTGATTCGCTTGGTTAAAATGTTAGGAGGAATCTAATATGGCACTTAATGCACTCGCTCCAGTAGCAGATATTAATAGACATATATCTCTTGCTAATGGTCAAACTAATCTTGTAAATCCGGAAGTATTTTATTCTAAACAGCTGATGGACACTATTCGTCTTGATGCAGCTGAATATAAGTATTATAAAATAGCTGATGAAACACCTATACAGGAGAAGGCTGATAAACTTCTTCTGAGAAGATGGGCGCCTCTTCAAGCTCATACTGTACCTCTTGTTGAAGGTGTACCTCCGGTATCTGATAAGGGTTCGGTAGAAAAATATACAATTAGTGCAGATCAATATGGACGTTATATGGAGTTTTCAGATAAGGTTGATTTTGCTGTAGTTGATCCTGTGCTTGCACATTATTCTAGGGAATACTCTATAGTTGCTATGGAAACTCTTGATATGCTCGCTAGAGAGGCTCTTGCTGAAGCTGCGAAGCTTAATCCTCATTATGCTAATCAAGCAGCTAATTTTGAAGAACTTACTGTAGATGGTTCAGCACCTACTATTGTCGATCTTAGACTTATTGTTCTTGCGTTTAAGAGACAGCTTGTTAAGCCTCGTAATGGTCAAAATTATCTTGTAATTTGTTCTCCTGAATTTACTTATGATATGGTAAGTGATCCTACTGTTGAGAAGTATATGAGGATTAATCAAACTACTAAGGAAATGTATAATGGATCTACACTTTTCCCGATGTTTAATCTTGAGTTTGATGAAACTCTTGTATGTCCTGCTTCTGGAGATTTCAAAAAAATTATGGACGGAGATACAGATCCAACAGATTGTAAGAGAATCGTAAGACAGTCAGGAACAGATAGCGATGGTAATCCAACTTATATGTATGCTACTATAACTGCTAATACTGATCTTGATGCTACAGATAGTTCTAAAGGTAAGGTTTGTGTAGATTATTCAACTACAGAGGCTGGCGGGGCTTACATTAAAGATTCAAGAACTGGTTTGGATGCTTCGTTTATTCCGGGATATAAAGAGTGGAAAATCGATCAACTTAATTATGCACCTTCAGGAACAACTTATTATAATGATTGGGCTGAACTTAAAGCACATCACATTTATGTTGTTGGTAAAGATGCACTTCTTAGAACATGTCTTACAGGTGAAGGTAATGTAAAAATGTATACTAAGCCTAAAGGTTCTGCTGGTGTTCTTGATCCTATCGATCAAAGACAGTCTATTGGTTTTAAACTTAATTCTGTTGGTTTTGGTTGTCCTCGTCCAGAAGCTGTAGCAGATTATGTATGTGTTCCAACTACTGCAAATCTGGTACTTTAGTTAGGAGAATATAAATGGCTAATAAAAAGAGAATAGAAGATACTACTGTTTCTGAGGAAACAGTAGTATCTGAACCAAAGAAAGTTGAAAAGAATATAGGAACTGTACAAAGTGCTGAAATGAGGCGTAGATTGCTTGCTAAAAGATATAGTCAGGAAGAGAAAATATCTGTAAGTATTGCACCTATGTATAGGGATTATCTAGGTAATGTTGCTAGGATAAGTGTTAATGGAATTATGGTAACTGTACCATGTGATGGTAGATCATATAAAATTCCTAAAACACATGCTGAAGCGCTATTTGATTCTATTCAGCGTATTAATGATCGTCTTACTCGTAAAGATAGGATGAAAAATATTGTTAATAATGTTGAAAGAGCGCCTGGAGATATTAAGTTCTTTGGTTAAAGATAAAGGGGGCTTAATGCCCCCTGTTATTTTTAAGGTGTGATTATGGATATTAATACTATTGTTAAACGTGTTAATCATTATTTAACTGGTGAAATGTTACCGTATAGTGTGTTAGAGCCTTTTATGGATGCGGTAATAGATGATATTAATGCTTCTTTAAATTCAGAGTTTCCGACATTTGGTGAGCTTAGTGAAAATACAGACTATTCTGGAGATACAGAATATGACTATTTTCCTGAGAAGTATGTGCGTAATGTAGTTATTAAAGGTACAGCTTATAAATTTTATATTATGGATGAAGAAGGCATGGATACGGCTGAACGGTTTAATTACGATTATGAAAAAGCTTTGTTTGAAATGATTCGTGATTATTCTGAACAGGTTCCTGAGGAATATATGTCTGATAGTACTGGAAGTGTGGAGACCTTTGAAGATTTTGCTTCTCTTAATGGTATTGCTGTTTTACGTAATTTTAATTGGTGAGTCTGATGGCAAGTAATTCAAATTTATTTAAAACATATACACGTAATAGACGAGAGTTAACTATTGAAACTGATTTCGATATGGGAATGATGTTTACTAATGGTGTAGTTGAGTTTCATTATGTTAAATTACTTGTTAATTATAATCTTTTAAATAATGGCACTTCTTTAATACCTCGTGCTGGTTTACGTTTGGATGAGATAATTTTACCGGATCTTTTTGATGATGTTATTGAAGTTGGTAAAGAATATCATGAGAATGATGCTATTAAAATAGTTGCAGCAAAAGATTGTATTGAAGATGGGAAAACATATCGTCAGTTTATTTTAGGTAAGTCTTCACATGATAATGTTGATTCTAAATTATGGATATGTACTAGTCCGGAATCAGATCAGGAGATAACATCTATAGATAGTAGTTATCTTATTACTAAAGCAATAGGTAAGAATTATATATCAGGAGATAATTGTACTTTTAATGTTTCTACTTCTTCTAAGATACATCATATGAATGTAGAACCTGAGGTTGAATTTTCAAGTATTATAGGTACATTTGCTTTTGGTAATAATTATTATTATCTTAATCCTATTGAGGGTAAGCTGTGTAAAACTGTATTTGATGAAGCTTTAGATAAATATGTTGTAAATGAAGATAGTTATATAGTTCCAAAAGAATTAGATCCTTCTGAAGCAGTAACGTTTGGTTATAATATGTTGCAAGGTGATAATGCATATGTATTTGTTAATACTGCTTTGGAAGGTAATATTCAATTTACTGGTATATTACCTTATAGTGTTAAAGACCCTACAAAGTTGTTAATGACTCCAAAGAAGAATGAAGAGATATATTTTAGGTGTTATTTTAAAGCTGATGTAGGTAATAAATATAAATTTGTATTTGAGTGGCGTAGTGTAGATAAGGATACCTGGGAAACTATTCAGTCTAAATCTAAATCACCTACTTATGAAGTTATTGATGATGGTGATGGGAAAGTAAAATTATCTGTTGGTGGTGTTGAACAGGAATATCTTCAGGTTAGTTTTAAAGTACCTGCAGATGAAGTTATGTTACGTGTACAGGCTTTTCGTGTAGAAGGGTCTGCAGTTTCTGAAGATGTTGAACAAGCTATGAATGTAGGTTTTGATTTTAGTGCAGAATCTTATGGTTTGTCTACAAATGTTGAGCAGGAGACTTATGATTTAATTACAGCAACAGGTATGACTTCGTGGAAAAATAGATTGGTATTATTTGGTGTTTCAAAAGATCCTACAATATTATTTGTAAGTGATGTTAATGAGCCTTCTTATTTTCCATATCCTAATAATATAAGTATTTTTGATGAACCTATTGTTGATGTTAAATCATACATGGATACATTATTAGTGTTCACAACGAATAGTGTTTATCAGGTTACTTTAAATGATGATGGTACAAGTTGGAAGACCACTCTTGTACAATCTAATTTAAAATTAGAATTATTTGATAGACATCTTATTCAGGTTGTTAGAAATATGGTGTTCTTTAAATCTGGTAATTATTATTATATGATAGTGCCAAAAGCACAATCAACTACCGGTGAATTAACTTTAGCGCCTGTTTCTACTCCTATTGTTGAATTCTTTAATAATTTTGAGAATAATGTTACAGCATTATTAAATGATGTATTTGATTATAAAGAATCATTTTCATTAGTTAATTTTTATAATTTTTTGGATTATGAAGATGTACATAATATGTATGTTTTTAAATATGAAGATGATGAGAATAATGGTTATTTACATTTAGATATACTTTATAATACAGTTTCGAGAGTATGGAAAATCTACACGTTTGAGTCTGCTGGTTATTTATATCCTTATAGACAAGATGCGACTCAAACAGGAGTATTGGCTTCAACAGCTTTGTTTAATATAGATTTAGGTGATGAAGAGTCTAGTTATCAATTAGAACAGAAAACGTGTTCTAGATTAAATGATAAGTTTTCTGTCTTACAGGTTAATAAAAATGTTGAAATATTAAATACAATTTATACTCATGTAAGTGTAAAATTGAATAATGTTTTAACAGAATATCGTTTTTATCCGTTAGAATTTGATAGTGTTAATAATAGACTTTATGGTTTGGATACTACAGGTAATGTACGATTAGAGTACGATATAGCAGGTGATCAAGGTAATATTAGATTAATTTCTTCAGTTGGAGATATTTTTGATGCTAGTAATACAATAATGGTATCTAATTATGGATATTTTGATGACGATCCAGAGGCAGGTTATTTATTTGATAGTTCTGAATATGATATAAATTATGCTTCTTATGGCGGTGTGTATTTGTTTTCTAATGGATTTATTAAAGAAGATTCAAAGATCTATTTTAATGATATTGAATATACATTAGAGAAAATTAGGAATGGTTTATTTGTTGCAAAATTAAATGATGATGTTGTTTATATAACAGAAGTAGAAGATGGTTATGCTTTTGTATATAAAGAAATGTTTTTGGATCCTTCAAGTTTGCCTGAAGTTAAAGTTATTAGTAATTATGAAACTGTTGATTTAGATACTGTATCAGGTAGAGTTCTTCAGTTATTGAAGTTTGATGATTTGAAAGTTCAAGATTTTTATTTAGCAAATAATTATCATCTTTTATATTCAGATACAAATGGTTTTACAGGGTATAGTGATCTAAAATTATCTGAAGTTTTGTCAGAAGCTTTAGAAGAAATTGATGATCTATTCGTATTTAAAAATTGGCAGTATATTGATACTGGTTATAGAGATGATGCTCTTGAACGTAAAAAAAGATATCGTGAATTACAACTTCAGTTAAATAATATTGAAGGTGCTGATCTTAATTTTGGATTTAGTTTTATTTTAGACGGTCAGGAAAGGTATAGTTATTATGCTTATGAAACTGAACATATTATTGATGAGAACGATCCTAATTATGGTTTGATTTATATTTTAGGTTCTCCATATATGAATCTTAATATGAATAGGTTAGAAACACCAAATGAAACAATTTTAGGTGAAGATATAAATGCCTGGTCTTTGAATCAGTCTATGTTTCCTGAAGTATCGTTGTGGAAGATTAGAGCGCATGTATCAGGAAAGGGTGCAGCACCTAGGATGAAGTTGTTATCTAGAAATACAAACAGGTTTGAACTTATGAATATTAATTGGGTATGTAGATATATGAATACGAGGTAATGTAATGACTAATTGGGAGCCGATGTATATTCGGCAAGTTATTAATAGAAAACCTAAAGATAGGATTACACATATAGATTGGAATTCATTATGGAACCTTGTAATAGTACAAGGTGATAATAATGCTTTAGGTATTTATGGAGCCTATAATTCTTTAGATGTAATGTCTGAAAGAATTGATGGTATAGATATGGATGCTTTAACTAATTTAGAGATTGATGATCTATTAGGTTAAGAAAGAGGGGTTTAAGATATGGCGAAAAAATATTTAGATCAAAACGGCCTTTTATATTTTTGGCAGAAAATTAAAACAAAGTTTGCACTTGCGACACATAATCATACTAAATCAGAGATAACAGATTTTCCAACATCTATGACTCCATCAAGTCATACACATGGTAATATTACTAATGCAGGAGCATTACAGTCTACAGATGTGACTATTGCTAATGGTGACAAGTTGGTTGTTACAGACTCAAGTAATAGTAATAAGATAGCAAGGACAGGCACGTCATTTGATGGTAGTACAACAACAAAAGCTTTGACACAGAAAGGTACATTTGAGACATTTCTGCAAGAGCATCAGGATATCAGTGGTAAGGTTGATAAGGTCAGTGGAAAAGGACTTTCTACAAACGACTATACAACTGCAGAAAAAAACAAACTGGCAGGGATAGCAAGCGGAGCGACAGTAGACGATCACAAGTGGAATGATGTGGAACTTGCTCATGCTGATTTTGCAACTGACATTGGGACAGATTCAGATTATAGAGGGTATATTCCTGTGATTGGCGGTGTGTCCGCTGGTATTACTCCAAGTATAGATAGTACATCATCAAAAATGCTGAAGTTATCAACCTTTACCACAGATGTGAATTCTGTTGTCGGTAGAGATAAAGATGGGTATATTTGGACTCAAACACCAACAAGTGGTGACTCTTCAAATAGGGCTGCGACTACTGCCTTTGTTAGTTCGGCAGTTAGTGGAGCAGTTAGTGGAAAAGTAAATGGTAATGCTAGGGTATTCATGGGTCGGTGTAATGATTATAGTGATACGGCGGCGAAAACAGTTCAATGTGAAGCTTATGATCAATTCGTATCTGGGGATATATTAGTAGTTAATTTTGTTTCAAGTAATACTGCGGCAAATCCAACTCTTAATGTTAACTCCAAAGGTTCAAAACCTGTAGTTCAAGTTAAGAATGGGAATTTACAAGTATTGGATACTCCATCTTCGTTGCGTAAGACTTGTGTTTTTGTATATGAAAATGGTTGGATATTACAAGGTGCTAATGACGATACAACTTATTCAAATGCTACAACAAGTGCCGCAGGGCTTATGAGTACAACTGACAAAGGGAAAATAGATAAACTTGTATTTGATAGTAATAACCTTATTGATAGCAGTATACTCCCATCATATGTTGATGATGTTATTGAAGCGTATCCACTCTCCGGAGCAACTGAATTATCTTCATCATGGTTATCAACTTCGAGTGGTGGAAGTGCGCTGACTCCGGAAACAGGAAAGATATATGTTCTTATGGCTGCTAGTACAAGTTATGCGGCTAATACACAATTTCGTTGGAGCGGAACTACATATGTTAAGTTATCAGATGGTGGAGTATCTGAGATCACAAATTCTGAGATAGATACTATAGTAGCATCATAGGAGCAGGAGTATGAGTAAACAGTATTTAGATAAGAACGGGCTGACCCATTTATGGGATAAGCTGAAAGCATACTTTCAGCAGAAACTTGTCAGCGGAACAAATATCAAAACTATAAACAACCAGTCGTTACTTGGGAGCGGTAATATTAGTATCAGTGGTGGTGGTAGTGATGTTACAGGCGTAAAAGGTAATGCCGAAAGTTCGTATCGCACAGGTAACGTAAATATTACTCCTGCTAATATTGGAGCTATTCCTATTGGAAGTAGTGGGATATATTTTGACAGTGCAGACAGTGCGACAAAGACGATATCTGCTAATAGTACTGCTGATTTTTCATGGACTTATACAATACCAACAGGGTATAGGGCCATAGCTATGTCGGCGAATGTTCGGTCTACAGGTAATAATTATGGGCGTGTTCGGATTTTCGGATTTTCACAAGAAGCAAGTGGGCAGACGTTGACGTTATCATGTGGGTCGAGAAATGACCACACATCAAGTGCAACAGGAATATCTATTAGAGCAAGGATATTGGTGATTAAGAATAGTTAAGGAGTTGATAGATATGAAATTTATTCGAGCTAAAAGTATCAGTTACGGATCTGTGAGACCGTATTCACAGGTAAAGGCGATAGTAATTCATTATACAGGGATATCCAATGATAGTGCCGAGAATGAAGCGAATTACTTTGCACATGGTAACACTAGAGCTGCAGGCGCTCATTTCTTTGTAGATCGCAAAGGTAAGGTAGTCAAGTCTATACCAATGTCAAGAGCTGCATGGAGTGTGGGTATCTTCTTTACTAAAGCTGGTGGTGCAGCCAAGTATTGGGGTACACTAAACAATTACAATACCATTTCTATTGAGATGTGCGACTGTGTTAAGCATGATCCAAGCAAGGTTCAGATAAAGGCTATCAAGAAGCTCATCAAGTACATCAGAAAGTACTGTCCTAATGCAATTAAGATAGTTAGACATTGGGATATATGCGGTAAAGGTTGTCCGGGAAGAATGACAGGCGGTCCTGGCACTAAGGGATATGAGCGTTGGCAGAAACTGCTGCGTGATCTTGGAGAACTGCCAGGGCAGAAGACTAAGAAGAAGGCAGTGAAGAGAGCAAATAAGGTAGCTGCTAAAACTCCTAAGGCTTCCAAAACTAATAAGGATATAGCTAAGGAAGTTATAGCAGGTAAGTGGGGTAATGGAAAGATTCGTAAACAGCGGCTGATTGCTGCAGGTTATGATTATCAGAAGATCCAGGCCATAGTAAATAATATACTGAAGTGAGGTACAGGGGTATGAGCTGGGAAATATTTATAGCATTAGTAGGATTTATTGTTTCTATGATAGCGATAGTAACTCCTATTGTAAAATTGAATGTTAATATTTCAAGATTAAACACTACTATAGAGATGTTTCAAGAAGATACTGAAGAGAAACATGATGCTTTGAATAAAAGAGTTACAGAACATGGCAAGCAGATAGATGAGCTTGAAAAAGTATCTGTGAATCATGAGGTAAGAATTAAAGCTATTGAAAAGGAGAAATAGTATGAACGGGAAAAAAGGAGCAATAATACGCATCGCAGTATTAGCGATCACAACTACTAATGCTATACTTACAGCTGCAGGTAAAAATCCTATACCGTTTGATGAGAGTGCATTTACAGAATGTTTCGCATATATTATTAACGGTGTATGTGCTGTTTGGGCATGGTGGCGTAATAATGATATGACTAAAGAAGCAGAAGAGGGTACAGCGTTAACAAAAGTATTAAAGGCAAAAAATAACTAAAATAAAAGGTATAAAGTATCGACCAACCTAAAAAACCCCTCTTAAATCGAAAAATAGAGCGTTTTAGGCTGTAAGCATTGAAATTTCAACGTTTGTATGACGAGGTATTAATATGTCCACAACTGTTACAGGCACTGTAGGTGCTAATCAAGATAATTTTATATTTTTAATGGTATATGATAAATCTTTTAATTCAAATACTATGAAATGGACTGTTACTGTTACTACAAAATTAACAGTGTTTAGTTCTAGTAAATCTTATTTGTGTACTGCAAAAGGTGATTATAGTATTTCTATTGGGGGAGCTAAAAAATTATCTAAAACAGATAAGGACCTTTATGCTCATGTTAATCCTGGTGGTTCAAAAACTATTACATTAGGTACTGCAACTCAGACTTATGCTGCTTCTACAGATGCAAGATCTGTTGCTTTAAGTGGTGTTTTAAAATCCCATGATGGAGGTGGATCAGGCCCCGGTTCTTGTAAAGTTAACGCAGTGGTAAAATTACCGGCTAAAATATCTGTTGCTGCTGATTTTGTTATACATAATTATGGTTCTGAAAGTTCGCCTATTATAGGTTTTGATATAAGTGGTCTCGAAGAAGTAGATTATGCCAGAACAATAAAAATTTATAAAAAAACAGTTAATCAGAGTAGTTGGAGTTTATTGGTTTCACCATTTCTTATAAGCCATCAAACTAGATCTATATATATTAGTCCTGCACTATTTCCTAATGGTGTGGATAAGAAGGTATCTAAAGATCATAATACGGTTTATAAACTTGAGATATATTTACCTAATAATAAATTATCTATTACACGAACTGATACTTTCGAAGTAGTACCTGAAGGAATGGTATTAAGTGTAGTTGAAAGAAATAAAACTAATATTACTTTACGGATCAGTAATGTTATTGTTGACTCAGAACACCCTCGTTGGGTACGAATTTCATATAAAAAGTCTTATGAAGATTCTTGGGCAATTTATCATGTTGGAACTGCTTATAATCAATCTTTACCTGCTGGGGCTGATCATTGGGATTTTAATATAACTGGATTAATTAGTGGAGTTAGTTATGATTTTCGTGTAAGGTTGTTAAAAGCAAATTATTCTTCTGTAGCTAATACAGTTGATTTGAAATATATTGAATGTATAACGTTTGTTGATGACCCGCATACAGTTATGTCTCCTGAGATATCTTTTGGTGTGGATGGTGATGATAATTTATATTTAGGTATTAAGAATATACCAGGTAATTTAAATATAACTGGTTTTAGTAGGGTTTATGGTTCTGATTATATAAAGATAATTGATGATAAATATGTACGTTTTACTACATTGAATAGGTTTTTAAGAATAGGTAAATATAGTGATTATTCTGGAAGGTATCGGTTTAAAATAATTTTAAATATACTTGATGGACAATCACATGTTTATATACGAACTGTGGGAGTTGATTTTAATGTATGGGAACCACAAATAAGTAGTTTTACTGTAGTTTCAGAGTATGATTATCTTTATTATGCTAACAGATGGGATTCTAATGTAGCTGGTTTAGAAACAGATTATGACGATTAAAAGGAGTGTTTATTATGGCGACTTATAGAACTAAGGATGCTCAAAGAGCTTTTAATACTTTGAGGAGTGCTAGTAGTCAGGCTGATATGGATACAAGAAATTATTTTAATATGATTCATGATTATAATACAATTTTGAATCGTATGAATAGAGCTACTCAAGATGCTTATGATGTTAAGATGAGAGAAGCTAATTTAGGTATGAATAGAGCTGAGAATACTGCATATAATAATACACAAAATGCTATATCAGATCTTAAGAATACTATGATAGGTTCAGCAAGTAGTGGAGCAAATCAAGGTGCAGCAAGTGCAACAGCGCTACAAGCTTTGCTTGGTTTAGGTCAGCAGAATAATGAGCTTGTTACAGAGGGTCTTAATAATATCTATGGTATTGCTGGTGAACGAGCGGCTGCGATGTCTCAGAATGCAGCTAATGCAATTAATACAGCTAATGAGGCTAAGAATAATATGCTTACTGCTGCTACTAATAGATATGCTTCTGATAATGAGCGGGCTAGTGCAGCTCTTGATGCTCTTGGCACTTTGAGTTCAGCTATGGATACTAACCAGGCTAATATACGTATGAATAGGGATACTAATAAGACTAATATTAAGATTGCTAAAACTCCTCAGAGAACTATTAGTACAAATACGAATATTCAAAAGGGTAAATCAACTAATATTAATCATAATTATAATCATAATTAGAGTTAGGAGACAGATATGGTTACATCGGCGCAAATGGCTGCAAGGCGAAGTTTCGAGAAATTTTTAAATAGAGATCCTTTAGAAGATATTAAGAAACGTTCTGAACAGCGTAAACAAGATCAGGAAAATTTAAAGAAATATAGAGAAAATCCAAAAGCACCTTGGAGTAATAAGTTTTATGCAAGTGTTCAGAGAGCAGAAGGGGTATCCCCTTCTGTTTCTTCTAATTCTGCTTCTTCTAATATATCTTATGATAATAGGTTTGTTGATTTAACTGGTTTAAATTCAGAGGTAAATAAAAAATATAGTAACCCTATTGTCGGAAGGGTTATTACTAATGATTATAATCAACGTAAGTTGGGGAAAACTTTTCAGTATAATCGGAAAGATAAAGAAAAAGAATATTTTGATGGTTATGCAGCATTTAATCCAGAAGCATTAGAGTATTTAAATTCTTTTTATAAAGCAGCTGGTGTACAGCCCGGGGATTTAGATACTAAGAAAACTAACGATATTAAAAAAGCATTTGATGAAAGTGAAAAGCAGTATAAAGATAGTATTGTTGGTTTAATGGGTGGAGCAGCATCTATTAGAGCGGCTATGAATAGTAATGATCCTCTTCAGATTAAAGAACTTGCAAAAAAAGAAGCTATGTTTACATATAATCGTAATGGAGGTGTCTCTGATCAATATGATTTATCTGCTAAAGATGTAGCTGAAATGTGTGAAGGTAAGTATGCATATGGTCTTTCTGAGGAAGATTTTAAGAAGTGGCAGAAAGATAATATGTTTTATAAATGGGTGAAAGATAAAAAAACTGGTGAGAAGAAAAAAGAATACTTTTTGAAAATGGATGCAAAACCATTACCGGTAAATGCTTATCAGAATGAAAAAGGTGAGATAGTTAAACTTAGTGATGATGAAAGAGATAAGTTAAGAAATTCCTGGTATTACTTTACAGAATATAATAAAGCATCATCATTTAATAAAGTTAAAGAAGAGGAGTTAGGTCAGGATAGAAAAGAAGCAACAGAGTATTATAATTCTGCTGTTGATGTAATTCGTGCTGTTGCTCGTGGTGAAAATGCTGAAGATGCGGTTAGTAAATATAGTTTAAATAAATGGGGTGCTAATGGATTTAATCCTTCAGATTTGTTATCTGGGCAGGGTATTGTTAATGTACTTATGGAGTTGGGAGATACTCTTGATGTTTTTGTACGTCCGTTAAGATCTGTTGCTGCTGATCAAAATAATAGTATAAGATTTGCTCAGAAAGGTTCTGCAAAGCATTCTGATTTTACAGGTGAAGAAACATTTTTAATGTCATCTGGTAAAAAGGTTCAGAAAAAGCTTATTAAATTAGGACTTATTCCTGAAGCTTATAAACATGATATAGATTTTGAGAAAATTGGAAAAAGTATTGAGAGAGGTAGGTCTACTCGTTTCAGGGCTTCTGGTGATGCTAGAAATAAAGAGGCAGATAAATTATATAAGACTCGTGATGAGTTATATAAAGAAGCTAGAAAAAAAGGTGGTAAAAAGTTAGAAAATCAATTACGTAAATTTTATAAAGAGTATGATGAATGGTCTGATAGTCATCATAAAGGTTTTTGGAAATCTGTTAAAGAAGGTTTTATAGGAAAAGAAGATTATAATGTTAATACTGGTAATACTGTTGTTGATATAATTGCTGAGACTGCTATGGATCCTACGCTTGTTGTAGGAGGTATTGGCAGAGGTGCAGTTAAAGGTGTGGCAAGAAATGTTACTGAAGATATTGTGAAAGGCGGGTTAAAAACTTTTGATGCTCATACTTTAGCTAATGTTTCTAAGGATACTTTAAATGGTCTTAATAAGATGGAAAAGCGAATGATACGTAATATTCGTGATAATATCTTTAATAAAAGTGAAGACGAAGTAGTTAACTCTATAACAAGATTAAGAGATCTTTATGCTGATAATGGACTTATTCGTAAGGGTTTTGGTAATACTTTTGTAGATTATGCTATGAAAGAATATCATGCTTTTAAAGATATGAAAATGTATAAATTTTTAAGAGGCGCTCAGGCAGTTAGTAATGCTTCTGATGTAGTTGATAGTGCTTTATTAAAAGGTTCTTTTATAGCTCCTTATAGTGTGTATAAGTATGGGAACTTTATGCGTAAAGCTGTTCGGCAGTATATGTATGAAACTCCGGAGAGTTGGCTTTATAAACATGCTGTAAATCGTATTAATAAAAAGACTATACAACATGCTGGTGAAAATCCTTCTATTGTGAATGTTGATGAATATTTTTCTAATTTAAATAAAGAAGCTGTTGACGGTGATTCTAAGATAAATATGTATACTGATGTACTTCATGGTATGTCAGAGAATACTATTAGACAATTAAATGCTTTTGATCAGGTTATTGTTGATCTTCAAAAAACAGATTCAGTTGAAGATATACGTAATGCTCTTGATGCAAAAGTTACTGAGATGACACATCAAAAATGTTCTAGTCTTTCAGAATATAAAGAAATGGTTGAAAGATTTAATAATAAATATGGTAAAGCTTTTGATGAATTAAAGGCTCATATTGATGAGCGTGTAGATCGTATTGAAAAATGGTTTGAAGTTAAAGAGGCTACTACTAAATTTAAAGAGTATGATAAACTTTTGAAAAGTGAAGATGTTAGTGATACAGTACAAAAACTTGTAAATAATGAAGATGAGTATTTACGTAGTGTAGGTAGAGAGGTATATAATTCTGATAATTATAAAATTTATGAAGATTTAGTTAGTGAAGAACAACAAATTAATGAGCGGATTATAATTCTTAATGATATTTTTAAAGAAAGATATTTTGAAGGTAAAGAAGTATTTTTAGACGAGTATAAAGGGTTACAGAAGCGATTAGATGATGTTGCAATACAAAAACAGAATATCAAAGATAATTTAAAAGTAGATCTTGATAAGGCTATAGAGTCAGTTCAAGATCAATATAAAGCTTCTTCTGTATTTCGAGATGAGCCTATTGAATCTAATAAATTTCTTAATGATGTTTTAGATTATGATAAACCTGTAATGATTAAGGATAAATTATTAGAGTCAGATTTTTATGATGTTAAAGGAGATATTGATAGAGTTTTAGATCAAATTGAATATATTGAAAGAACTGATACTCCTGATTATGTTTATAATTTAAAAGGGTTATTAAGTGATATAGATAATAGCTCTATGTTTGATGTTAATAAAGTTTTAGATTTGTCTATTAAGTCTATTGTTCATAATACTTTGAAAGGTGATTTTAATGATTTATCTGATATTTTATTAAAGAATCTTGAGAAAATTCGAGATATTGCGAATAAGGTTGATAGATATGAAATTAAACCTCATGCTGAATATATACAATATCAACGTGATAAATTTGTAGTTTATGATAGGTATTTAAGAAATAAAGCATTTAATGATTTAATGTATAAGCTTTATGATAAAGATACTTCTTGTGGAAAATTATTATATGAAATTGGAAAGATTAGTGAGTTAAAATCTACTAGAAGGGAGGATATAGTTTCTGAATATTTAGGTACGGGTTTTACTAAACGTAAGTCTAAAGAAACTTCTGCTATTATGGCATTTGTATATAATGTATTAGATATTAATGATAATATACATTGTCATCAGTATTTAATAGATTTTTGGAATAATTTATCTAGTTCAGATCTTTTATCTAACGAGGATGTTTTGGCTGTTCTTGAAACTTTATTTGGTAGAACTTATTTAAGTCCTAAAGATTTAGTTAATGTTAAAACTCCTGCTATGGATCAATTCCTTGATTCTGTTGAATTGTATAAAACAAGTTTATATGGTGAATCTAAATTAAGTCTCGATAATTTTAGATATGAGGCTTTAGATTTTAGTAACGATTTTTATAAGAAATATAAAAAAGAAGTTCAAAATCCTGAAATACAAAATCGAATAAGTAAGATACTTGAGGGCGGTCATGAAGATCCTTTAGATGATGTTCGTGTACAAATGTTACAAGTTATTTTAAAAGATCCTGATGCTATAGAAAAATATAATGCATTATCTAAAAATAGAGGTGTATTTTTTACAGATATTGAAACGACAGGGTTTAATGATAGTTTAGATAAAATAACCAGTTTAGCATTTAAAGAGTGGCGTGAAATTAAAGGTGATTCGTTATCTGAAATATTAGATTTAATAGAGGAGGGAGGTAAAACATATCAAACTAAAACATTAAATAAAGAATTACGGACTTCTATTGATGATCGTATTTTAGAATTAAATTATGGTAAAGATCATACTATTGCAAATAATCGAGAAGCCAGATTAGATGCTTATTGTAAAAAATTTGGTACTGATAAACCTGATGAAGTTATTACTGAAGAAGATATAATCAGTAAATTTATGGGTGAACTTGATACTTCTTATCTTAATAATAGTAAACAGGTCCCTACTATTATTACTCATAATAATAATAATTTTGATATGAAAAAGTTAAAGATAAGAGCATCGTCTCCTGAATATGGTAATCGTACATTTACTGTTCATATTAAAAATTTTGATGAGCTTATTAAGTATCAACAAAATACATTGATAGATTTAAAAACTATATTAGATGATAAGACAGTATTAACATCTGAACAAAGAGATTATATTAAATATATGCTTGCTGAGTATGCTACTAAAGTATCTAGGTATAAATATGATTTTAAGATCATTGAACCAAAAGAGATGCTTGATAGTTTTAATACTGTTAAAAGATTAATGTCTAGAGATATTATTGAAAAAAATGTTTTATCTGGAATTTTTGATAATGAACAAAAAATTGTTTTTCAAAAAGATTTAAATTATGTTTGTCATGAATTTGATAAAGCAGTAAAAACACTTAATAGTACAGGTTGTATGGAAAATAGGGTGTTTCAAAATCCATTTAAAATGACTATAGAGAATACTACTGAGTGGACAAAATATTTTGATGAAGATGAAATAGATATAGTAAAAGATGCTTTGAAGAAAAGTGATGATGTAATTTTACGAGAATATAATACGAAGTTACAACGTAAGATTGCGGAAAATATGGGTTATGATTGGCATGGCCAAAATAATTTAATGAGAGCTATTAAAGAAATTGAAGGCGGTAAATTACCTACGTTGTCTTATCAAAAGATATTTGAAGTAGATGATGTTAGTAAATTTTTTGATGTTGTTGGTCAAAAGCTATCTATTAATGATATGAGAGTTATGCAAAAGTTTACTAAACAAGTTATGAATACTCGTAATTTTAAACTTAAAGCAACAGGATATATAAAAGGTAAAACTGAAGAATTTAATAAAGTAATAGATTTCTTTAAAAAAGTAGCTTTTCAGTTAGGCCCTGGTCATGAGTTGTATTTTATGACTTATTTAGGTAAGTTGAATTCTGATATAGAATCTTATTTAGTTGCAAGAGAATTATATGATTATATTAAATCATTTTGTAAAAATTCTAAAAAAGGTGTGGAGCAAACTATTTGCAAAACTATTGTTGAAGATATTTTTTCAGAATCAGATAATGTGTTACCGTTTAAAAAGTTTAGTATTTGGAATGTAAGAAAAGGAATAGGAGTAGATTCGGATTTAATAAGGATATTGGATGGGAAGTATGATTCATATATTTATAAAGGTATAAAAAATGATGATGTAACATATAGATATGAGTATGAATTAGCGAATTCAAAAGATGTTGAGTATCGTGATAAGTTAGAAAAATTTGCACATGAAGATAATACTTTAGCGGATTATTTTACAATTTTTGATACGACTCCTGAATTTGATGCTAAGTATATGGCATTAAATATGGTTATGACAGATTCTACAGAAAATATAAGATATTATTTAGGTTTACTTGATAAAGATCAACGACGTTTTCAATATGAGCAAAAGGCAGAATATGATAGAGTTTGCAAATTACAGACAGCACAAATATTAGATTATATAACTGAGAGCGAAGAAAATTTAATATCTCATTTATTATTTCATAATCAAATTTTACGGATTGCTACACATGGTGATCAAGACCATCTTTTACGAATTAATAAACTTATTGATAGGTTAAATAAATGGTCTGACTCTAAATATATAGAATCTAATATAGGTGAGACGTATATAGATATTTCTATTAAAAAAGAGTGGACACATAAGATTCAAGTTCGTAATGATTCTAGAATTATAGATGTTAAGAATAAAGCACGTAATAGATTTGAATTTAAAAAGGAAGTTGATGATTGGAGAGAGTCTGAAGGTTGGGAACGTACTCATAAAATTGGTGGAGAATTTAATGAGCCAGAGATGTCGTTTATAGGTGAAAGTAATACATATAAAAGGCCTAATTATGCTTCAATAGAGTATAATCCGGCTGCTTTTAGTAATGGAAGATTAGGTAAGCATATAGAACGTATGCGAGAAGAAATTTCCCGGTTGTCTTTAGGAGCTTCAACAGGTTCTATTAATGTTTCTTGGACTTTAAAAAAACATAGGGAAGTCTTTGAAAACCTTCCTCCTGAGTTTCGTAAAAGGATAGTTGATGTTGATTTTACATGTAATGAAAGATTTTGGCATAATGCTAATTATGATATGTGTTTATTAGGAGATGCTAAAAATCGTTGGAAACCACATGTTCAGAATGATGAAGATATTTTATTAAATCATCGTCAAGTACTTTCTTATACTGCTCAAAAGGCTAAAGATATTATGCTATTTACAGATAGCTTTTTTGGATCTCAAAGTTCTATGGGTATAAAGAATATTTTTCCTTTTGGTTTTACTGATAAAGAAATAGTTGAAAGTCTTAAGAATAATAGAGATCTTGTTGTTGTTACTTTATCTAATAGTAAAATGACTGACAGTGGTATGGAAATTAAGATTCTTGATATTCAAGATGAACTTGGTGTTAAATTAGCTCAGGAACGTAATGCTATAGTAGTACCTTATGGTGTTTATACTGAGATGAATGAAGTTATAAATAAATATACAAGCCCATATGTATTACATTTTTATAATAAATTTTTGACTATTATTAAGGCTTTGCAGTTAGCTAATCCGGGTACATGGATCAGAAATATAGTTGATGGTTCTATTAAAGCTATGAGCGATACTAATGATACTTTTGGGTATATGAAAAATTGTGTAAGAGCTATGGATATGCGTAAATCTTATTTTAAGATACAAAATGTTATTGAAGATTTACGTGGATTTGAATATAACTCTGATTTAGATATTGAGCGTATATGGGACGATTTAATGATAACTACACATTGTGATCTTACTTATAAAGAGTATCAAATGTTAGATGGTTGGTTTAATAGAGGAGAATCTGGTGGAGCATCTAAAGAAACTTTAGAAATATTGAGAGCTTCTGAAAGATCTAAGAATATTAGTAAAATGTTTAGGGAAGATAATGGGTTTGATATTGTCGCAGATAATATGGTGAAGTTTGAACAATTAAATCCAGAAAGAGTAAAAGATGCATTTAATAAAGTATTCCGTGTTAATGAAGTTCCGGGTATGACTATTGATGAATATATGAATATCTTTCTGAAAAAAGTTGACCCTTCAGATTCAAAATATATTGTGTATAAAGATATTTCAGATCGTATAATGACTTATTTAGGAGCCAAAGATATGTCTTTAGGTTATAAATTGGATAATAACTTAACACGTTTTATAACCGGTGCTTTAAAGCCTATGAGTTATTCTGAAGAAATTATGCGTTTAAGTCAGTATTTAACTTTGTCTGATCAGGGTTATACTCCTATGGAAATTTTTAGACATATAAAAGATACTCAGTTTGATTATGATTTTAAAACATGGAAGAGTCAATTTGCCAGTATGATAATTCCGTACTTTTCATTTCAAAAAGAAAATATGCTTTATTGGTTAAGAATGGTTAATGATAATCCAAAGTTCTTGCGTATTTTAGAACATTTATATAGTGAGTTATCTTGGGATTTTGATGATTATTCTGCTGAGGATATATTATCTAATAAGGCTTTGGAATTTCTTATTACTTCTGGTCAGATACCTATAGGGGATACAGGATTAACTATAAAGATTAATCCTTCATTTTTAGATGCTTTAAAATGGATAGACAGTCCAGTATCTGCTTTTGCTACTAATTCTGTAGATCTTAACATTATTAATTTTGATAAGATATTTGTTAATCATGCTGAAGACTGGCGTAATTTTATGGATATGTTATGTGGTCAAGGTATTATAAAGAAGATAGCTGATGGTTTTGGGGCAGATGCCTATGATATGTTTGATATACAGGAAAGCCAATATTATACTAATATACCGTTTATTAATGGTTATTTTTCAGCTAAGAGTTCTTTAGAAAAATTATCTTTAAATAATAGTTCGACATTATCTGAATTAGTATTAATCAGTAATCCTTGGTTATTTGGAGCTATTGCATCTTATAAAGGTCAACAATATGACAGTTATAATACATTCTTAGAAGGACTTAAAAAACAGGGTAAATGGTATGATATGAATTCTGGTAAAGTTGTACCTTTAGAGTTGTTAAATGCAGATGGTTTAAATAATCCTTTGTTAAGCTTTGAAGAACGTAATGCTTTGATGTTGAAGAATAAAGGGAAGATTTGGGATGCTAATCAGAATAAGTTTGTTGATTTTTTGAAATTTACTCCAGGAGGTTTAAATAGGAAGTTTGATTTTTCTCGACCTGGTGAATGGGAAGAATTTTGTAAATTAAAAGAACGGATATGTGGGGTTGTTTGGGATAATAATGTTAAAGCTTTTGTTGATCCTAAAGATCTTACAAAAGGTATGCTTAATGATCCTAATTTAAGTTTTGAAGAAGTTTGTTATTGGAATAAAAAATTATTTGGAACATTATGGGATGCTAATCAAAATAAGTTTGTTGATAAAGACCATTATATTCCTGGAGGATTAAATGATAAAGATTTAAGTTGGGATGAACTTACTAAACTAATGTATTACATTAATGGTAAGGAATGGAATGGTAGTAAGTTTGTACAGACTAGAGATCCGATAATTATAGATGAGACTCCTTATGAGGATTATGTTGTAAAGAAAAAAGTATTAAGGGAAGGTAAAAATGAACAATCGAATTGGGCATCTTTCTGGTTATTAGGTGCAGATACTGCTTATTCTGAATCGAGCAGTTATGATATTGTTGAAGATATTAAAGAAAAACCTAAGTATGGTAAAGATGTATTGTTTTTATCAGGGGATCCAAAGCATGATAAAGAGGTATTCGATAAAATATTAGCGATGCCATCTGTAGCACCTGTATCTAGTCGTTCAAAAAATTATAAATCAGGATTAACTTATGAAGGTTATAGATATAATAAAAAACAAAGTGTAAAACCTTATTATAATGATATTGTTCGTAGTAAGCCGAATTTATCTAGTACTTATAGGAATGCTAGGAATTTTGGTGTAGGTATAAAATCGGGCGGTAAAATATATAGCAGACCTTATGAAGGATCTGATAATCAATCTGGATTGCGTATGGCTACCTCAGGTTATAAAGCTTATGATGATTATTATAGATTTGAAGAAGCTTATCAATATAAGTATCATAAAAATAATAAGATAGGTGATTATCCACAATTACAGACAAGTATCCAACGTTATAGCAGATCAAGATATAATTATAATTCTGCTTATAATAAAATAAGATATGGTGCCGGTAAGAATATATATGCGATGTATAAAAGATAAAAAGAAGAATTATTTCTTCTTTTTTCTTATTTTAATTATTATTATAATTATTAAATAATAGAGTCCGACTAATGCGATTATAGGTAAGACAAATAGCATAATGCCTGAAAAAATAAACGCTCCTGGTGAATTACTGTCCATAGATGTAGGGTACATTCCTGAAGAGTCGGTAAAAGGCTGCGGATCAGTGAAAGGTTTTATAAATAATATAGAACCATAATTTATCGCAATAAAAAGAGCATATATTATATATAAAGAAATTGCGATTGTAATATAAATTTTTGTGAAATTACTTTTCTTTTTCATTTTGTTTTACCTTTATGATATTGTATTTTATGCTCTTTTCTAAATTTTTGCAAGCAGGTCCATGAACAAAAATAATATTTTTTATTATAGTGTTGTAATTTATAAGCCCATTCTATAGATCTTCTGATAAATATTTTACCACAGACAGGACATTTAATTTCTGTTAAATAATGAATGTCATCTTGTTTCATTGGTAGGTTCTCCATTTTTATCTAAGATGGTGACGTTTAATTTAAAGTTGTCTGGTCTTTGAGCTTCTATAGTGTTCCAAGTTTTTGTATCTTGAATTATAAGTTCATTAATTACTTTTTGGTCTCTCCATATAAAGTAAGAGAGTATTTCCCATGACATGTCAAACATAACTGTTAAGAATCCAAATGGTGCATTTAAACCAAATATTTGCTGCTGGACTTGAGTATAGTAATAAGGAGGTATACCATATTGTGAAGCTTTATTTTCTATACTGGTATTTCGTTCTTCAATATGTTCTGGAATGTTGCTATAGCCTCTGCTTTCTCTGAAATATGCACGATCTTTATTGTAATGTTTTTGACCGTATAAAGTAACAACTTTTATTTCATCGGGGATATATTGATAAGAACCATCATCTTTGTATATTTTATCTATTACTCCATCAAAGTTAAATTTAATATATGGATAATCTTTATGTTTGTACATATGTATAGGTTTGATAATTCTTTGATCAATTATTTGTGAATGTTTATGTATAATAAGTGGTTCGAGTTCTCGACCTTTTCTAACTGGTGCTTTATCTCCTACAGCGAGTTCTTCTTCAGTTAAATAATTTCTGCATTTTTCTTTAATAAGTTCATTACGTTGAGTATATGGATTTACTCCTAAAATGATAGATGAATCTGAAGTGCCTAATCCATCTTTACGGAGTAGGGCATATTGCTCATTTGGATATTGGTCTATATTAGGTACATCAATTTCTATATCTAATTCTGACAGATCTAATTCTCCTGCATTTTCATCTGTGAAATCAAAGCCTGATGTATATTTTTGTGTAAAGTCAATATTATCTTTTATTTCTATATCGTTAATTTTCATATTTATTTCTCCTTAAACAAATCTTTTTCCAGTTCACATAAAAAGAATATATTACATGCTAAATGCCATAGGTGAGGAAGACCGCTTTCTTCATCGCAGCTTGATGGATCTTCTATATATTTAAGCATGTGTCTAAAAGCTGCATCATGATATCTTTCGGTTTCAACGTCTTGCCAGCCATCTTTAGTTTTGTATTTGTTAACACCGTATTCTCTAATACGTGCTACTGCTCTTATTGCTTCAGGAGGTACGAGAGATAATCTTTCTTTACCTGCATCTGCTTTTATTTCTTGGTTTTTAAATGCCATATAAATCTCCTTAATAGTTTTTATAATGTGTTATTTTTTTCTTTTTAGTTTTTTCTTTATTAGATATATGAGTGGCATACATACCATGTTTAATAGCATCTCGTATATGTCTATTAGTTGCTTTTTTTAAATCTGTACTATAATAAGTATTTCCTTTTTTGTATAGTATTTTTTCAGATATTAGTATATTTTCAGACCATCTTTGTTTAACTAAATGAGCCAGTTGAAATTTATAAGGTATTTTATTTGTATAACAGTACCATTCTATTAGGCCTAATAATCTGCATGTTTCCATACGTGAGTTAATTTGATTGTTAGTTTTATTTTTATATAAAAGGTAATCTTCAATTATTACAGTAATTTCCGGGTATTTATTTGTGAAAAATTGAATAAGGTTAATATGTGCTGTCCAATATTTTATTTTATTGGTATAATGTGATGCTGATAAAAAACCTAATTCTGTTATTGTTTGTTTATTTTTAATTAATACCCACCCTGTATTTCCTTTACCTTCATTAAAATTTCCTGATGGATCTAAAGCTAAAGTGTATTTAGTTTTCATTTTGAGGTTCTGTTTCTAAATATTGAGGTATCATTTGGTTAAAAATATTTGCGAAATCTTCAAGAGATACACTATCCTTAAGATATTCTGCATATATAAAACCTACTGCTTGGATTAAATCTGAAACTATCTCATGAGTATCTCCTGCGATTTTACCTTTTATTTTGCCGTTATCAAGTTTAAGTTCTAACATTTAATTCTCCTTTTAATTCGTTGATATTATTTATTTCTTTTTTATCTGCCCAAGTAGAAGTAGTTAATTCCATATCTGCAACTATTGGAATTTTTCCTTTTGGCCAGTTTTCCATTATTTCTTTAAATTTAAAAAATATAACAGGTGAATCTGAGGGGTCATATTCCCAACTAAGTTCATCATGTATTTGCATTTGAAGTTTTGTTTTTAAATTATTAGATTGCATATATTCATATAACTCTATTATTTTAAGTTTAAGGAAAAAGGCTGCACTTCCTTGAATAAGCAGATTTTTTAGTTTATGTCCGGAGACATTGTAATATCTTATTCCGAAAAGGTTAGGTGTATAACTATGTTTTGCTGCTCTTGAAGTACAATAAGCGTGATAATTTTTTACACCCGGGAATGCTTTATAATAGGCATCATTAATTTTTACACATTCTTCATAAGATTTGTCTGGGAACATTTGACGGATACGATTAAGTTCTGCACCATAGTTTTTTGCAAAGTTAACTTTCTTACCTATGTCTCTTCTAAGGATATCCCATTCTGGATCTTCAGGAGTTTTTCCTGTTGCTTGGTAAGTGGTTGCTCCGTGTATATCTACTGGATCCCAATGTTCATTTGTATTTTCTTCGTGATACCATTCTTTGTTCCAGTTTTTTATATGTTGCGGATTATTATAGTCAAAAGGTATTCCGTTTTTTGATACACATTTATATGGCATATATGCTCGGCACATATTAAAATCTGGTTTATTTAATAGTATTGTATATAATGCCTGAAATCTTAATTCTATTTGTGAGTAATCAAGATAGACTAAAGCTGTATTTGTATAGATTATTTTTCTTGGGTGAAATAATTCTTTTCCATCAAATGTCTTAATTCCTTTTTTAGGAAATTGTTGGAAGTCTGATGTGACTCTGCCAGATACAGTTCCTACTTGATTAATAGATGTATATAGTTTATTTGTATCTTGTAATTCCTTTTGGAATCTTATGATGTATGCTGAGTACCATTTTTCTAATGTACGTAATTCTTGTAATAAATCTATAAATGTTATTACTTCAGAATCTGGTGCTACTTTAGTTTTTAATAAATTAAGCGCATCATTACTTGTACTTTTTACTGTTAAATGATATTTGTTTTGTAATATTCTTTTAATAGCAGGGTGTTGTCCAACTGCTATTTTCTCCTCAGTAAGTTTATAGAATTTAGTTCTTTGAGTATGTATATATTGTTTTAGGTTTTTTCTGCATTGTTCAAGATATTCAGTATCGGCATTAAAGCCAGTTCGTTCCATTTCATACCAAGGTATTATACATTTATTTTCTATTTCTATTGCTTTCTCTTGATGTCTGTGTTTTATTATATGTGCTAGGCTTGCATATATTTCTAAAGTATAAACAATATCATAATGTGCATATTTAATAAGGTTTTCACGATTTAAAGTGTCATAGCGTATCATATCTGATTCAACTAATGAATGTACTTTCTTTTGTAAATATAATGGTAATGATTGTTTCCATTCTACATATACTTCTTTAATATCTTCTGGAAGATCATCTATTTCAAAAGTTGGATCTTTAAACATATCTTGTATAACTTTTAATGTGAATGATTTTGTATTAAAGTTGTCAGGTAATTTAGCATTACTTTTATTGAGCATCATTTTAAGTAATGCATTATAATTTTTTGCTATAGATGTTTTTTCCTGATCTAATAATCTTTCATGTGCTTTTGCATTATGGTCTATATATTTTGTAGCATATTCTTTCAGTCCTAATGGAGGGCCACCTTCTTCTTGATGTAATGCATCATGACCATATCTAATATAGAACATTGTATCTGAAAGGTTATTTTCTTTATATGGATGTCCGATATTAGTTAGCATGTGTAGATCATATTTAATATTATGTCCAAGATATATATCTAATGTTTTTGCAACTTTATGCCAATAGGAGAGGACTTCATGAAATATTTTATTTCTTTCTTCAATAACAAATGTGAAGCCTCTCTTATTGGCTGGATCAAGGAAACCGAATTGTACAACAAATGGCTTATCATTAATTATATGTAATCCGGTAGTTTCTGTATCTACAGCTCCTATTTTAGGTTGTATTTTATGTACTATATTTTTAAGTATTTGAAAATCATGGGATGTAGAAAGTTGTTTCATCGTCCATTGGTATCTGAGCATTTATTTCACCTACTTTTGGAGCGTATGTTTGTTTTTCTATTTTACTTAATCCTATTCTAAAACGTTCTGTTGGTATGATTTCATTATGATTAAATGTAATAAACAGAGCTTTAGTTAATCTATTTAAAGCTTTATTTAAATCTTCTTGAGTCATACCTGTTGCAGCAGTTAAGACATTTTTAGTTGTTTTACTGCACTGTTCTAGTTGAAGAACAAGCATAGGGTTTTTATCGTAAATGTCTTGTAAGGCTGCTACACCTTCATCGTCTATAGTTGTATATTGTTTTTCGTAATTAATGAATTCTTTTAATTTGAATGTTGGATTATCGTATAGTTTTATAAAAAAGTTTTTTGCATAATCTACATGTTCTTTTAAAACTACTATATTTTCGTATGTTTCATCTGTACTACATATATAACTTGCTATTGCTATAGCGAGTCTAGTAATTTTTTTCCAAGCTTCTGTGCCAAATATTTTTATATGGCCTTCATAAGTTTTATTAAGTTCATTTGCTGTTTCTACAATATAAAGTTGTACATCTTTATTTATTATGATGTTATCAGCTGAACGTGACCAAACCCAACGAATTTTATCTTTATATATTTGTTGATCAAGAGGTTCTTCAGGAACCCAGAGTGGGTCAATTTGTGCATTACCTTTATCAGGTAATATAACTATAAGGTCATATCTTGCAATATCTTCTGCAGTTTCAACAAGGTCTGTTAATACTGCTATACCATTTGGATACGAAGCTATACTTTGTATTTGATTATTTTTATTTTTAGGATTTGTAAGAGTTATCATACGAACCATAGCAGGTAATGAGATAGCTCCTGCTACTCTTGTGATACGGACTTCGTTTGATGAACGTATATCTGTAAGTTCTGTAATAACAGAATTATTAGATTTTCCGAATTCTTCAAATATGATAAGTCCTCTATGATTTTGAGGTATTATTCCAGCTCTTGTTTGATAACCTGTTGCTGTTTTATTACTACCTCCTACAAGTCCCGGGATTGTTGCCGAGTTACCTGCAAGAGATGTAAAGGTTCCTAATTCGTATAATTTACGTAAACAGTCTGCTGTACTTGTTTTACCTGTTCTAGATTCTCCTACTATGATTGTATCTAAATAAGCTCGAACATTATGGAATGTCCCAAAATTAAATTGAAGAGGTGTATGATATGCAAAATCTATTGTTTGTATAAGTGTGTTTATACCATCATATCCTAGAAGTCCTTTAACTTTTTCTGTTAATGTATTTATTTTATCTGATACATTTCCAGGTAAATCTATTATTGTTTGTAATGATTGTTTAACTGAAGGTGTAATTTCAAAATTAGTTACTGAATCATTTGCTTGTTGCGCATCTGTAATTAACATAATAAGTTGTTGTCCTTTATAAGGGTGGGGGACAAGTTTATATGTTACAAGATATTTTTGTCCAGATTCTAATTTATTATTTACTGCATATGCAGTATATTCCATAGGTTGTGTAACAGTTGTATTTGTAGTTTCATACATATCTGTAAGATAACATTTAAATATTGTTGCACGTTTAATTGGTTTTATAGATACATATTTTTCTTTTTGTAAAATACCTAATATGTTTCTATAGTTTTCTTTTATTGTTTTTTCTTTAAAATTATTATCTACCATATGAAGGATATCTTGGATGGTATCTTCGTTTAAAGTCCATTCTCTAAAATCTCCTTCACGCATAATATCGTTATCTGAACCTTGTTTATATTTTTCTCCTATCAGTTCAGAAGGGCATGAAAAAGTTTGTTCTGAGATAGCAACTACTTGAACATTACTTCGTACCATTTTACCAAGATTGTTAGGTTTACTAGCATTAATAAGATCCATTATAGGGTAGCTATTATTTTGATATTCTTCTTCTTTGTACCAATTTGTTGTTTCTATATAATTAATTAGATCTGTTTTTGTTTTATTATATTTCGTAAAGAAATCTGTTATGTCTTCAGATTCTTCTAATACCTCATGGAAATTTGTAACTACTTTAATATAGTTTGTTACAGTTGATAATTCTTTTGCTAATTTAATAGCACCTTCTTTACCTGCATTATCTTTGTCGTAGACTATAGCTACATGTCTATTTGTGAAATATAGTAATTGAGCAGGTGAAGCTTTTTCACCTCCGGTTATTGTAATAGCATTAAATCCATGAGTACGAGCTATCGCCATATCTTTTTCACCCGCACATATTAATGTCATACGATCTTTAGGTGTTTTTCTCCAGATATCAAATGGTATTATTAAACCATTTGTAGATCCTTTTCTTGATTTTACTTTTGGAGTTTGACCAGGATTATATTTGCGTATATCCATTAAATGATCAAACATAAATACAGGAAAGGCTAAAGTATCTTCTTCAAATTCTGGGGTTTTAATTTGGAGTTCATTAATTATTTCTTCTGATATACCTAATGATAAAGCCTTTTGAAATGTTTGTTCTGATATTTTTTCTTGTGACCATTCGTAAATATAATTAGGTTCATTCTGAAATATGTTTTGAAGTTTTTTAGCTGTAGTATATTTACAACCTAAAAGTTTCTGGATCATCATTACTTCTGATCCAGCTTCTCCACATACTTTACAATGGAATAAATTGTTAACTGTATTTACATGTGCTGATGGTCGGCTTTCTTTGTAAGGTATACCACTATCAGTATAGTGAGTGAAAGGGCAGCATACTGCTACCTCTTCACTTTCACTGTTATTAATATCAAAATAATCTGTTAAAAAACTCATTTTAGTATTGTGATCTTATCTCATTTGTATCTTCACTGCCTGTAAGTTCTTCTGTCATAGTATTTTCTGTGTAAGGGTAGTACATTTCTGCAGAGATATCTACTACACTACGTTCAGGTGCTTTACCATCTGTTCGTTTTTCTGGTACTACATCGACAAGCATCTTCTTTCCTTTGATCATTTTTGTTAAGTCTTTAAGTTCAAATGATCCTGTAATAGGAAGACTAAGTGCTTTAATAAGTCTACTAAGCTGATATCTTGGCAGAGGTTTTTCTGATTCTGTGAAAATAGCCCATATTTTTCCTACCGGTGTTGCTGAAGCTTCATCTGTCAGATCAAGCTGCACACTGAGATAAGGTGGTTTAGTTTCGTCATTTCCTGTTTTCATTGTTGCATCTGCTATAGTAGCGAGATACTGTCCTGCTGGAACTACTGTTCCCATAGCCGGTTTTTCAGTTGGGAGTTCATTAAAATTAATAGCCATTATTTTATATCTCCTTTCGTTGCCAGTAATATAGATCTATAAAATGTTTTAGCTGCATCTGAAATGTAGCCAAGTCTTTCTGTAAAATAGCTTTCCATTTTCTGTGCGCTATCTTCTGTATAATTTACTTTCTTATAAGCTTGTTCAATATTATTTTGAAGCTGTGTTATCTGATTTTTAGAAAGTGTAAATTCTTCTTTAAGGTATTTAATCAGAATATCTTTTTCTTTATCAGACATAGTACGAGTAGAAGCTTCCATGAGTTCTTCTATTTTTCTAGGTTTTACTCGTTTCTGTTTTGTAGTTTCTTTAACAGGTTCTTTAGTAGGCTCTTTAACAGGTTTCGAGGTTGTTATTTCTTCATTATGCCTGTCTATACTTTCTACTTCTTCAGTTATGAGTTTTGATGTTGTTTCCATTTTGTTCCTTTCTTAATCCATAGTAAGAGTAATATAAATAGGTTTAAGTACATCTAAAGGCATATCTTCAAGATGTGTATCTTTATAACCTGCATTTTCTTTTTGAACGTCCCAAATAGGTATTGCGTTTCTATGATTATCAAGATAATTTTTTATACCTTCTATATACTCTTGTCTTTGTTTTTCAAGTATTTCTTCAGGAGAAGTACCTTCTTCAAGATATTCTTTTAATTGCTTACAAAGGGAAGGTGTAAATTCATATTCTTGGCCTTCTTCAAGTATTACATATCTTGATTTAATAACTTTAGCTTTAGGATGTCTAATATCTTTACCTATTGCTTTTCCTGGGGAAACCATATGAAGTACAAGGTCAGGTTCATATTTAACATCTGCTTGCATTATCTCTTGTTCTCCGAGAGAAGTAAGAATAGTTTTACCTTTTTCATCTTTGTCATATTCCATTTTTTCTTTGACTCTTACAGTAGAAATCATATGACATCTATGATCTCTGAAAAGTTGGAATAGTTTTTGTTTTTCTTCTACGATTGTGTCATCTCCCCATGCTGCATAACTGTCTCTTTGATACCTTTGTACAGTCTTTTTAAGTTCTGCAACCATATCAAGAATGCCACCTTCGTAGGTCCAAGCATGTGAAATACTATCTTGGATAACTACTTTTGCACCGGCTTCAATAGCAGAATTCTTAAATGCTTCATAGTTACTTGGACGATATTTCATGTCAGGAGTAAATCTACCTATGTTAAAGTTTTCAAATTTAATTCCTGCATTAGACATTATTCCTGTAAATAATTGAATAGAGTTATTTTCTGTATCAATATCACAGACTTTTGTCCAGTCTTCTCCTGCAAGGTAGTAACCTAGAATTAGTGCTAAACCGGATTTTCCTTTTCCTGATAAGCCTTCAATGAGAATAGAAGCTTTTGATTGTTCTCGTGTGGCTTTTTCAAATTGAAAAAGGGGGTTACTGCTCATTTTTCGCTCCTTTCTTTTAAGTATTGATTATAATTGTTTATTATGTCTGTTTGACTTTTTCTTTCTTCGAGTAATTTATATAACTGTTCATCAAATGTATCAGACATCATAAGCTCAATTATTTTATGAGCCTTGTTTGCTTTTTCTGGCGTAGATGCAATAAATCTATCTTCAGCTTGTTCTATAGATCCTATAGGAGGGTATTTATCTGTAAAGATAGTAGTTTCCGCTGTATCTAATGTTAGAGCTTCTTTACCTGCATCTATATTAAGTAGTAATACATTAAATTTTTTATTTTGAAAATCTTTTATAAATTGTTTTCTTGTTTTTATAGGCGTATCTCCAACAATCATAGCCCATTTACATTTAAGTGATTCTGCAAGATGAAATATATAACTTGTAAATTTAGAAAATATAATTATACTTTCATCAGGATAATCTTTTATATATTGCTGGATCCATTCAGTTTTAGGAGAGGATCCTTTTAAGTTTAATAATTGTGGGTCTAAACATATTTGCCTATAACGTATTAGTCTATCTAATGTACTTTGTGTAGTTATATTTTCTGTTTTATATGTCTCTTCAAGTTCTTTTAAATATTTCTTTTGAAGAGGAGTAGGGGAGAGTCGTATTTTTTCGTAATATTTATTTGGTAGCCAAGGCATAACATCTTTTCTTTTTCTTTGAGTTGAGAAGGTTTTTAGTAATTTTTGTAATTGTAAATCTTTACCTGGTTGAAATTCTTCGTAAGTTTTAAATGTTTGTTTTTTTCCTGCGACATATATAGTCTGATCTTTTATTATGAAATATTCCTCCAGGAATTTCCAAAACCCACGAAAATCATCAGGAAATAAAAACCTAAGTATTGAGTAGATATCATAAGGTTTGCCCTGAGCAGGTGTACCGGTCAGGGCTAGTCTATGAGGTATATGGTTACATTTAAAGAGTGCTTTAGCATTTGCACTTTTAGGATTTTTTATTTTGTGAGCTTCATCTAAAATAATAAATTCTGGTTTTTTATTAAGTATTTTTTGATTAAGACCTTTTGATTTTTGAGTATCTTTGAAGCTATCGATAGATATAACTAATCCGTGAGTCCAGTTTTCTATTATTTTTTCTTTTTGTTTTATAGTACCAGCACAAAGTAAACATGGTTTTTCTAACCATCTTGAATATTCTTCTTGCCATTGAAAAGTTGAAGAGGCTGTTGTTACTATAAGAACTCTTTTGTTTTCTAAGTTTTTTAATCTTATTGTTTCTAACGCTGTAGGCGTTTTCCCTGTACGTTGTTCGTTAAAACATGCTGAACAGGGCATTGATGCTAAGAATTTTGCATCTTCTATTTGGTATTTTCTGAGTTGCATTCTTTTGTATTTTCTTTTTCTTTATAATGTGGACAAATGGATGTATCTTTAAAATTTGAACATGAGGCATATGTATTAATAGTTATTCTAGATGAATGTCTAAAACAATCATAGTCTGTACATGTCGATACACAATATGTTATATCTTTATTCATTTTGATCCTCGCTTTCCTTTTCTTTTTCTCCCCAAGCACAAAAGAACGTGTCTTTGTTTATCGCCCAACCTTTGCTAATTGGACAGACAGGACTTCCGAACCCTCTGTCGCAATCCTTACACCGCACTATCTCTTGTAGTGATTGATATTCCTTTAGTAAGTCAAAGTGTTCCACAAATTGGAGTGCTTCTATTGCCGTGTTTAAAACTTCGTTTATTTCTCTTACGTCCCATATTGGATTACCTGCTATTAGATACTTTTTAATTGCATTTATTTTTTTTATTGTTTTTTTTGTCATTCCTTTACCTCGTTTTCTAGTACATATGTATTTTCTCCTATTTTTTTAACGCCCGGGGACGAAAGTTGTCGTATATTTTCAGCACCTATTTGATTATCATTTAGAGGTACATAACTGTAAATAAATACTGGACCATCTTTTTTAGTTGATTGTTCGTCAATTTTTTGTAATGCATTTATTAATTGTGATTGTCCAACTGAGTTACTGTCTGGTGCATTTTGTACCATATAATTGATTGCAGCAGATCTAATAAGGTTCATTTCTGAGGAAATATAATCTGCTGTACGTGGGTCGAGTAAAAATTCTCTCCAAATAAGAGGATCTTTAATATCTGTATATTCAGCTAATTGATAATGGCTGTAGTGTAAGCCATCTTCTTTTAGTCCTATGAAAACTTTCCAGCATCTTTCAAATTGATATTCTTGTAAACTCATTAATGTATTCCTGCTTTCTGAAAGACTTCAAGTAATTCTAAAAAATTGTTTATTTCTTCAATATCTTTTTGATTATTAAATTTACAGAAGAGGGGAGGCTCTTCTTTTTTTAAAGTATGTAAAACAGCTTGTTTTGTTTTATGTGTTATTTTAGCTATTTTATATGCTGATAAACCTGCATTGTGTGCTGCCCATATTACTTCAGTATCTATTGGTTGACAAGATACATCACTTATTAATTCAGCACAAATATGTTTTATACGTAATTGGTTTATTATTCCTATTTGAGCTATCGCTTCAACTGAATAGGAGATATCCATTAAATCTTTTCTTATGTTATATATGTCATAAATGAAGTAATATAATTTAATCTCATTCCATCTTTGATTGTTTTGACCCATTTTGAAGTTCCTGATAACAAGTGTCACATATTGGATAATTTTTAAAATTATATATTGCTGTTTTGTTGCAAAATATACATGCTTTATTTAGATCTTTAATTGAAAGCGTATTATATGTCACATCGATTAATAATGGGACTGTAGGATCCCAATTTAGTTTTTCTCTAATGTAACTTGGGATAGTTATTCTTCCAGCTTGATCTAAATATTTTATTATTTTATGTGTCATTTTAACTCCTTAATAGTTATAAACTTTACTTTTAATATTTTCGGGCTGGATGGCGGTTCTCCTCAGTGCGCGGGGCGCTACTGAGGGAGACGGCCATCTTAGCCTCGAAAACTATTTAGCTAGAATGTGCCATTTTGATACATTAGTTTTAAACTTAATGTTTTTAAGACTAAGGATAGGAAAATCACATAAGGGTTGGATGTTTGTTTTCTTAGTAATAACTTGTTTAGTCTTAAAAAAATGCTAAAGTTTATAAATATTTTATTGTGGCAGGGGTGGCAGGAGTTGAACCTGCACATAACGGAGTCAAAGTCCGTTGTGTTACCGTTTCACCACACCCCTAAATGTTGCTAATGTGTTGAAAAATTAAGGATTAGAAGAGGATAAAGGAGATAGTTAATATACATAAGTATCTATTCCTATAATCATAATATTTAAGCATAGATGCCATTGATTATGCCTAAATGTTTTAGTATCTAATCCTTAATTTTAACAACTACATATTAGTTTATTTTGATAGGAAAATCAAGTGTAATATAAATAATTTTTACTTTAAGAGTATGAGACATCTAGGAGGCGTCAGCTGCATTGGACCTTCTGGTCCTGCAGCTGCTGCCTTCGTGTGTCTTATACTGTTTAGTGAATGGAGGATATTTACTTTGTGATATATTAGTTATTAACTTAATATTAAATCTTATGTAGATTTAGATATCTAAAAATTATATATTGTCGCTTAATGATTTTTCTATATTAATATTGAATTTGTTATTATATTTATTTAAACAGTATTGAACATAGCTAGGTTCTATATGTTTATAATATGCTAAGATTCCTTGGATATGTTGTTTTTCTGATGGAGTATAATTATTATAGTTTTTACAGTAATTAAATAACATTGCTCTCAT